CAACGTTGCCAACGTGGACTTTGCTGGGTTGGGACGTGCGTCAAAGGTGATCGTAGGACAGTCAAAGACGATCATCATACCGTCAGAAGAAGTTAACGAGAACCTTGACACGCATTTTAAAGCCCTCACAGATAGTTTAGACCTCAAGATTGACCAAGAGGACATCGAGTTCACTAAAGAGCGTCTAGCCAACATCTCTGGAGGCGTGGGCGTAATCTACGTCGGTGCTAACTCTGACATCGAGCAGAAGGAATTAAAAGATAGAACGGACGACGCTGTGTTGGCTGTAAAGGCTGCCATCGAGGAGGGCGTACTTCCTGGAGGAGGCATGGCTTTACTGAGGGCTGGCTCTGTAATAGAGCTAGGCAAGTCCGAGTCTTATGACAAGGCGGCAGACATAATGCTGTACGCCATCGAGGAGCCGTTCAGACGGATCCTTAAGAACGCTGGCAAGAACCACATCGAGATCGGTGTGGAGATATGTAACAACAAGTCTAGGTACTACGGGTACGACGTGAAGAACGACAAGTTCGGAGACATGATGAAGATGGGAGTTATTGACCCTACGAAGGTTACTCGGTCTGCGCTAAAGAACGCAGTGTCTGTAGCAACAACGATACTAAGTACTAACGCAATAATAACAAACATTCGAGACGATGAGGGTTCTAAGTAACTACATTATAATTGAAGAATCAGTCGTGGACCACAAGGAGTCCATGACTGGTTTGATAACAACAGCTGACAACGCATCCAAGATGCGCTACCACGAGGGCTTGGTTATACACGTCGGTCCAGAGGTCAAGTATGTTGTCGTTGGTGTCAACATAATGTTCGACAAGGCTCAGGGTCACCACATAACAATCGACGACAAGACCTACCGAATCATTCGGGAGCAGGATGTTGCCGTCGTTCTTTAGTCTCCTTGTTCATCCTCTTTATAGCCATTGCGTACACCTTGTCGGTGTAGCTCCCACTGCTGCTCATCACTGGGTTGTGGTGGGATAGTGGTATGAGTTCCTCTCCGTTTAGTTTCTTGTAGATGGAGTTGACCATTCGCTTCGCCTTGTAGGTTAGCTCGTATAGTCTTATCTCCTTCCACCCTGACCTACGCCACACGTGTATCAGTTCCTTGTCAGTAAGCGTCTTGAAGCGAGACTTGTTCCAGTGCATTATGTTACAGAACTCGACGAAGGTTGAGTAGTTGAACAGACGCTCTGAGTATAGGAACAGCAGCACGTCAAGCTCAGGTCCCGTTATGTTGTACTGACGCATCGCCCAGTATCGTACGACTCTGTAGTACTTTAGGTAGTCGTTGTCGGGTGTCACTCTTTGGTACTTTGGTGCTGGCTTCTTTTTTTTTCGTCGCTCTAGCGTGTATATTGACTTTCCATTAATTTTAATCATGCCCAAATGTAGTGTTTTTTAACTATCTTTGCAAGTAATATGAGCATTTTTCCACGTCCATTAAAGAAAGTACTAGGCAAGATAATACCGTTCTCGCTGGTAGATCTCATCCCAACGTTCAACCTTGGGACTGGTACGGCTGACAACACGACGTACTTAAGGGGAGACCAGACGTGGGTTCCATTCTCAGATATATTACCTACTGCATCATATGGGCTGTATGCCCAGACTGCGTTAGGCACTAACATCACAAATACTATTGTAGATACCTCGCTAATAGGCACTGGAGTTGGAACTCTCACTGTACCAGCAAATGCGTTCAAAGTTGGTGATAGTTTTATCTTTAAGATGTGCGGACATTTGTCATGTGCAAATAACGAGACAATACATATTAGGATTAAGTCTAACGGAATAGTTATTGGAGATTTAGGTGTATTCCAGATGAAGATTACTACTAATAAACACTTTGAGTTAGTGTCAGATTTTACTATCACTAAGATAGGTGGAGCTGGCGTTGCTGAGATATTTGTAAACGGTCAGTACTCTTATAATCAGAACGCTAACACGCAGCTTGATGGGGTGAACTTCGCCCTGGTATCTAATACAACGTTCAACACAACGATAACTAACACGCTCACTATTACAGCTCATTGGGGATCAGCTAAAACAGCTAACTCTATACAGTCACAGAACTTTGTTCTAAGTAAAACTTATTGATTAATATTTTAACTATCTTTGCATCATGATAAGAGAAAAAAAGACGGGCGAGAAGTACTCATCTAAGAAGGCTGAGATGAAGCACGAAAAGTCTGAAGGAAAGAAGGAGCGCATGCAGGAGTATGGCAAGCGTGGGATGGAGTTCTGTAAGGGCGGTAAGAAGAAGTGATCCAGGTTGTCAAGAGGCACAAAGGTCTTGGTGACACTGTTGAGTTCATGCTTGAAAAAACTGGCATTGCGTATGCCGTAAAGATGGCTGCCCAGGCGGTAGGTATTGAGGACTGCGGTTGTGAGGGACGGAAAGAGGCTCTTAACGAGCACCCTATAAGTAAAATATTATATAAGAAAAAATGATCAACCAGAAACAATTATTTATTCCTACAGTAGGAGTTGCACCAGTAACAAGTTATAGCGCAACGGCAAACTTCACTACGGAGTACATCGAGTTTCCAGCTAGTCAGAAGGACTGGTCGGTAGACATAACAACAACTGGAACTGTTGACGCAACAATAACGGTCCTTGTGTGTAACACATTTGACGGAACGTATAAGAACTACAAGACTGCATCTACGGATGTTGATATAGCTACGGATCCAGTAATTTTTGATAGCATCATGCCGTTCAGGTTCATGAAGTTAGATTACACAGCGAATACTACTGATGGTTTAATAAGCATCTCAATAACTAAGTAAGATGGACTTAAGAAGTAACATAACCCAGACGATAACAAACGGGAATATTTCTCAGTCTCCAAGCTCAGACGCTGTGTTTGATGCGTTGGCTTTGAAGCAAGCACCAATAACATTAACAACAACGGGAAGTGGAGCTGCTACATTTATATCAGATACTTTAAATATTCCAATTGCAAGCGGAGGAACTCCTGCAGGAACAACGGGACAAATTCAGTTTAATAATGCGGGTGCATTTGGAGCTGATTCATCTTTATTTTGGGATAATACAAATAAACGTTTAGGAATAGGAGCAAATGGCAATATACCAACTGCCGCATTATTTTTAAGGACAAATACACTTGTTGCTAATGATATTGTTACTATACAAAATGGTCAATATGGCAATCCAATTTTAAGAGTTAGAGATAATGTAACTGCATCACAATCAAGTGTAGCTTCTGTATTTATTGCAGCTAGAATTTACGGAAGTAATTCAACTTTAACTGGTAATGAGCTTGATTTAGGTGGTTATGGTTTAGGCTCTTCTTATGGAGAGGCGGCAACAAATGCAGTATGGTTAAATAATCAAGGAAATATAGGCGATGGAGTTGGCTCATCTGTAATATCAGTAAGTTCAAATGTTTACATAAATTTACAAACTACTAAAAAATATAAATTTGAAGCTCAAACTGGTAACTTTGGTATTGGTAATGTAGGAACTTTAGGAGCTAGACTAGACGTAAGAGCGCAAGGTGCATTGTCAACTGATATAGCTTTGAGGGTTAGGAATAGTGCGGATACTGATAACTTATTAGAAGTTGGTGGCTCAGGTATAATAAAATTTAAAACGGGTAGTGAAAGATTAGAAATAAATACGGCTGCAACTGATTATAAATTATCAGTATATAAATATAGCACTGAAATGACAAGAATTTCAACATATCTTTCATATTTTTGTTATGGTGGTTCAGGTCAATATTTAGGAATAGGAACAAATGCCCCTACTCATTTATTGGATTTATCTTTAGGAGGCACTCAAAATCAAATAATAACTAGATTTGGAAATAATTTTAATGATGTTTCTCAATCAGATGTTACTTTAAAGTTTACGACTGGATACACGGGTGGAATTTATGGAGGTAATCCTTTAGCATATTTAACAATTGGTAATAATGGCGGTAATAGTTTATCTAATACTTGTAAATCTTATTTTAAATTTCTTTTAAATAAAGGAAATACTTTAGCAGAAAGAGCATCTATTACTTCCCAATCAAATTTATTACTACAAGCACCAACAGAAGATACAAATGATATAGGAGTTGTTTATGTGCCAAACGGAACTGCCCCAACTGCATCAATTATTGACGGGTTTAAACAATATTCAGCCGACATAACAGCAGGAAATGCAGCACCACATTTTAGAACTGAAAACGGAGCTGTAGTTAAAGTTTATCAAGAAACAACTGCAATAACAGCAGCTACTTTAGTGAGTAACTTAGGTACTATCTTAACAGACACAGATACTATTGACGGTTACACTTTAAAACAAGTAGTTAAGGCATTAAGAAATTTAGGTATTTTAGCATAAAAAATAAAAACAATTATGGCAATTTTAATAAAAGCAAACGAAGAAAAAAGTATCACAATTTTAGGTACTGAGTTGAAACTAGATAGCGTCTATGCACGTTTTGAATTTGCAGCGAGAGCAGATGGTAAAACGTTAGAAATTGCAGTAGCAACATACGCAAGTAAATTAACGTATGAAAGCAATCAACCTATCTTTACAGATGTTCAACAAGGTAATTTCACAGTAGAAATTTTACCAACTGAATTGCAAGATATTAATACTGTGGATAAATACGCTAGTTTAGCTTATGAGCAGTTAGGTTATACAACTGAAATTCTGTATAATGTTACAGCTAAGTAAGACAGCAAAGTTTTATAGAGAGAATCCTAAAGCTAGGGCTATTCATCAAGCTAGCTCAAAGAAGGCAGCTGCAAAGCCAGAGGCTATTAAGAAGCGTGGTGAGGCTAACAAAGCTCGCAAGGAGTTAGGTCTAAAGAAGGGTGATAAGAGAGACGCAAGTCATATGCCTAACGGAAAAATAGTAAAGGAAGATAGAAAAATTAATCGTGCCAGAGGTGGCGCACAAAAGTGTTAAATTATGCCAAACTCATGGAATGAAATACTAACTGCTAGACAAGGGTCTGTAGTTATAAATGATGTCTCTACATTTTCTGCAAATATGTATGCAATAACATCAGTATCTGATGCAACTATAATAGATGGTTTACAACAAGATGGAATAGATGTTTTAGCTGACTATATAACTGATCCAGCAGTAGCAGTACCTAGAGGCTCAATTATAACGCCTATAGACATAAAGAAGCCATTCACATCGGTTCGATTAAGTGCTGGTGCTGTATGTGTTACCCTGGGAGCTGCTGATCCAGTTTAACTAACTATCACGTAATCAGCACTATATAACTAACTGACACTAAGTTGTTTTTTAAGTACCTTTGTAGAATGAAACATCACATCGTAGAAGCCTCAACGGCAGTTCTTAAGGGTATACTTTTTTTCTTTTCACCAGTAGTATTTTTAGTATTAGGAGTAGCGTTAGTATCAGTAATAGATTCAATATACGGAATAAAGAAGGCTAGAAAGAACGGAATAAAGCCGTCATCAAAGAAGTTTAGGTACGGTTTTGTTCCCAAGGTTGGTGGCTATACATTTGTGATACTTCTAACGTACTTTTTAGACTTCTATCTACTTAACGAGTTCACTAAGTCATGGGTGAGCATACCGTACGTATCAACAAAGATTATATCAATAATATTTATCGCTAACGAGGTTGTGTCAATAGACGAGAACTGGCAAGAGATAAATGGTTACTCGTTCTTGAAGAAGTTCTATGACTTAATAGTAAAGGTAAAGCAAGTTAGAAAAAAGATAGAGGAATGAAGTTAATAACACTTATCATAGCTACCATTATATCTACATCTTTATTTGTAGGTGTGATGAGTTGCTCTAACGCTCGCAAGGCGCAGCAAGGATATAAGAAGTTCATTAAGTTTGGTGGAAAAATAAAAGGTGACACTATAGTGTTTACTGTAAACGATACTATAAAGGGTAAGGACGGTAAGGACTCTATCATCTATAGAACAGTTAGTACTATCTGTCCAGAGCCAGTCTTTCCTCCGACAAGGTATGAGGTTAGGTATAGGTGGAAGACGGTGCACGATAGTTTAAAGATCGTGAAGTGGAAGGTTAAGTACATCTACAAGACACATAAGAAAGAAATCAAGCAAGAAAAGAAGAAGGGGTTCGCTTATAATCTTAGGTTCATAGCTATCATTTCGTTCCTTGTGTTGCTAATAATTTTATTATTTAAGTTCAAATGACTTTAATTGACAAGTACATATTATTTGTAAAAAAATGGGAGGGTGGACTTTCGAGAGATAAATCTGACTCGGCATCATCTACTCCATGTCCTACTCCTTATAAAGGATTAGGTGGTTACCATACAAATGTTGGTATAACATACGCTGTATGGAAGTCAATGTACGGAAAAAATAACGATGCTAGGTTCTTCACTATGAACAGCGAGGACTGGTTCAACGTGTTCAAAACTCTTTACTGGAATACAGTCAGAGCGGACGAGTTTCTGTCACAAAATGTTGCTATATTTGTGACTGGAATGGCATGGGGGTCAGGCAAGAAACAAGCCGTAATGTCATTACAACAAGCTATAATTAACTGTGGCGTTGTTGTAGATAAGGACGGTGTTCTTGGTAACAAGACAATTGCTGCTGCAAATAGCATTGAACCAACAAAACTATTCGATGCGTTAACAGCAGAGAGAGAAAGATTCTTTAGATACATAGGTAGACCAGGAACTAAGAATGCTAAATTTTTAAAAGGCTGGACGAATCGTCTGGCGGACTATAGAAAAACATTCAGACCATGAGTAAAAAAATAGCAGGAACTAATAACCTAGAGAAGACACACGTCAGCAGACCAGGCGTTCACTCTAAGGCTGGATCGAGTAAACTAAAGACCTCCAAGAACTACAAGAAGAAATATGTAGGTCAAGGAAAATAACTACCTTTGCATTATGGGACAAATAAATAACTATCCAGTTGAGTCAGTTAACGCAACAGACAGAATTTTAACTTCAGATGGAGTTACTGGTGTAACTAAGAACATTACCCCAGAGGGTATCGTTGATTATCTTGGTTCTAATTACTACAACTGCTTATTAAATCAAGCATCTACAGCAGCACCAGTTGCTACTGTGTTAGGATCAAATACTATTGGAGCAATTGTATGGGCTAGAACAAGTGCTGGGATATATACTGGAACACTATTAAATGCGTTCGTAGGTGACTCTTTACTTATTGTTGCTACCCCAACAAACGTTCTTCATACGTTCTCAATAATTAAGACATCAAGCAACGTCATAACACTTAAGTCATACTTGAGTGGAACACTGAGCGACGACATATTGATTAATCAAGGATTAAAAATACAAGTATACTAACCACTATACTATTAGCATAATATACAGACTCACGAACTATTTCGTGAGTTTCTTTTTTTTAACTATATTTGTAAAAAATAAAATCAAATGGAAAAGAAATTAACATCAGAAGAATTAGAGCAGTTTACAGTAGCAAGAAAAGAGTACTCAGAGTTGAGAAGCCGTCTGTGCGACATCACGTTAGCAGAGGAGAGACTTAAGACTGACAAGCAGTTAACTCTAATGAACATCAGTGAGTCTACGTCTGCACTGTCAGAACTGCACGCAGAACTTCAAGAGAAGTACGGAGACGGTGCAATCAACATGTCAACTGGAGAGGTGTCATGATAATCAGAAAGATATCAATAGGCAACGACCTACTGAACGCCATGCACTACCAAGTAGGCAAGAATGCGATGGGTGGAACAGCCGTAATATCTGACATCATCAAGAACGGTGAGGGGTCATACGACATCTACGTTCAGCGTGAGGAGGATGGCATCCCAGAGGTTATCATGTGGAAAAACATCGGTCACACAGTGGCTGTGTCAATAGAGTATAACCTAGAGTTCTAGATATGACATCACCTAACTACTTCATTATAAGACCATATAATGGAGTTAGGTATGACAACATAAGAAAATTTGGTGACGTTGAGTTTATTATATCGTCCTCTATTGAGGACCATACAGTAACCAATAGACTAGCCACTGTTATATCTACTCCAGACTGGTACAAGGGACCTATATCTAAAGAAGATATAGTGGTCGTGCATCACAACACGTTCAGACTTTACTACAACATGAACGGTAACGAGACTAGCGGATGGAGTTATATAAAGGACGACATCTACATACTAGACTACGAACAGATTTATTTATACAAGAAGGAAGGTGCTGGCTGGATGGCTACGTATCCTTACTGCTTTATTAAGCCACAACAGAACGACGACTCGACCACCGTACTTAACCACTACGTGGAGAAGAACTTATACGGAACGGTAGAGTTTAAACCTGAAGAGGTAGACACCGTAGACGTTGGAGACGAGATATCGTTCAAGCCAGGATCAGAGTACGAGTTCAAGATAGATGGAGATAAGTTATACAGAGTAAAACTAAATAACATATGTCTGAAGATTTAAAGGACAAGAAGAATAGGGTACTAGTCGCTGCTGAGAAGGCTGTCGATGAGTTAATCAAGGTTCTTGAGATGCCCATAATTACATCTAGTGATGAAGACCTAACGGCTGACAAGATGAAGAACGCTGCTTCTGCTAAGAGGCTAGCCTACGAGGATGCAATATACATGCTAGAGAAGATAGAGTCAGAGAGGAATAAGCTAGATGCTGGAGTGATACCAGTTGTAACGCTTGGAGCTAATGGCTTTGCTGAGGGTAAGATAAAAAAGAATGGAAGATAAGTACGCACTATATAGAGTACTAGAGGATCACATATCAGATCAGACTATTAGACAGAAGAATAGAGCTAAGTCATGGAAGTATGGCTACGACAAAGATTACGACGTTGTGGTTATATCTAAGACTGGTGAGATCGGTCAGGTGTACGAGATAGAGGGACTAATAATAGCCCTACCTAAAGTATCGGATAATATAGAGTCGGTCAACAATAAGTGGATAGCGTCAGAGTACCCGAAGGAGTTGCAACGCATCAAGACGTTCTTCGACTGGAATAGGTTCGACAACGAGTTCAAGTCTAAATACGTTGACTACATCGAGGAGGAGTTCGATAGGAGAGACAAGGGGTACTGGTTTTTAAACAACGGCAAGCCAACATACATAACTGGCAATCACTACATGTACTTGCAGTGGTCTAAGATTGACATTGGGCTTCCAGACTTTCGGGAGGCTAATAGGATATTCTACATACACTGGGCTGCATGTGTAGCTGACAGTAGGTCGTTTGGTCAGTGCTACCTAAAGAACAGACGTTCTGGTTTCTCGTTCATGTCATCCGCAGAGATATCAGATACGGCAACACTATCAAGGAACTCAAAGCTAGGTATACAGTCCAAGTCTGGATCTGATGCCAAGACAATGTTTACCGACAAGATTGTACCAATCGTTAACAACTACCCGTTCTTCTTCAAGCCACTTCGAGATGGTATGGACGCACCAAAGACTGAGATATCGTTCAGACTTCCAGCGTCTAAGATAACCAAGAAGAACATGAACGAGGAGAACACCGAGTCCATGGAGGGGTTGGATACGATCATTGACTGGAAGAACACTGCTGACAACTCTTACGATGGTGAGAAGCTGCTAAGACTAATTGAGGATGAGGCTGGTAAGGTCGAGAAGCCTAACAACATACTGAACGGATGGCGAGTAAGGAAGACGTGTCTTCGTCTAGGTAGCAAGATCATTGGTAAGTGCATGATGGGGTCAACATCTAACGCACTATCAAAGGGTGGTGAGAACTACAAGAAGATGTTCAACGACTCTAACGTTAATATGCGCTCCAAGAATGGTCAGACTAAGAGTGGTTTATATAGCCTATTCATTCCTATGGAGTGGAACTTCGAGGGCTACATCGACGAGTTCGGGTTCCCAGTATTTGAGGACCCAAAGAAGCCAGTTCTTGGTATCGACGGTGAGATGATAGAGATTGGTGTTATTACTTACTGGGAGAACGAGGTGTCAGCACTTAAGAACGACCCAGACGCATTGAATGAGTTCTACAGACAGTTTCCTAGGACAACGTCTCATGCGTTCAGGGACGAGTCTAAGCAGTCTTTATTCAACTTGACAAAGATATACCAGCAGATAGACCATAACGAGTCTCTAATCAAGGATAGGGTACTAACAAGAGGTGGCTTTAGTTGGAAGAACGGAGTTGAAGACTCAGAGGTCATATGGACACCAGAGAATAACGGACGATTCTTGGTATCGTGGATACCACCAACAACACTTAGAAATAAGGTTGTAAAGGATAGACATGGTAACAGACAGCCTGGAAATAAACACCTAGGAGCGTTCGGGTGTGACCCTTATGACATCTCAGGAGTTGTAGGTGGAGGCGGATCTAACGGAGCGCTTCATGGTAAGACAAAGTTTCACCTAGAGGCAGAGGCTCCTACTGGACAGTTTTTCTTAGAGTACGTCACAAGGACACAGACCGCAGAGATATTCTTTGAAGACGTGCTCATGGCTTGTATATTCTACGGAATGCCAATACTTATAGAGAACAACAAGACTAGGCTACTGTACCACTTCAAGAACAGAGGATACAGAGCGTTCTCGCTCAACAGACCAGACAAGCACGTGTCTAAGTTATCAAAGACCGAGCTAGAGCTAGGTGGAATTCCTAACTCTTCTGAGGATGTAAAGCAGGCACACGCCTCAGCTATCGGGTCGTACACAGAGGAGAACGTTGGGTATGACTTAGAGGGTACGTACAGAGATCCTGACGAGATGGGTAACATGTACTTCACTAAGACGTTAGAGGATTGGGCTAGGTTCGATATAAATAATCGTACCAAACATGATGCATCCATTAGCTCTGGTTTAGCCATAATGGCTACACGTGAGTACATCGTTAAACAACAAACTGAAAATACGAAAATTTTGCTTAATTTTGCAAGGTATGATAACAGCTCATCAAAAAGTCAATTCAAGCGGCAATGATTAAACCAACAATAAGTGTAAAGAACGTACCATTTCCTAACCAGATGGCATCAGATACAGAGAAGTCATCAATAGAGTATGGGATGGCAGTTGCTCGTGCTATTGAGGGTGAGTGGTTTAAAAAAACAACTGGTAATTCTTGCAGATACTACGACCAAGCTAATGACTTCCATCAGCTAAGACTTTACGCTAGAGGCGAGCAGTCAATCCAGAAGTATAAGGCTGGCATGGCAGTAGATGGAGACCTATCATACCTAAACCTTGACTGGGCTATCGTGCCTATCGTGCCTAAGTTCGTAGACATTGTTGTCAACGGGATGCAGGATAGGATGTACGCTATCAAGGCAGAGTCACAAGACATATCGTCAGCAGAGAAGAAGAACCTATTCCAAGAGACTGTAGAAAAAGACATGGTTGCTAAGGACTTCCTTAAGCAATCTAAAGAACAGTTTGGCGTTGATGCATTCAACGTTCCAGAGGAAGAGCTTCCAGCTGACAACGAGGAACTATCGATTTACATGCAGTTGAAGTTCAAACCTAGTGTTGAAATTGCTGAAGAAGTTGCTATCAACACTTTGTTTGAAGTCAACGAGTATGAAGACTCAATAAAACCAAGAATAAATTACGACATTACAACTATAGGTATCGGTGCTGCAAAGCACTCGTTCTTACCAGGAGCTGGCGTTCAGCTTGACTATGTTGATCCAGCTCAGTTGGTTTATAGCTACACTGAAAAGAATGACTTCTCTGACATCTATTATGTAGGAGAGGTTAAACAGATACACTACACAGAGTTAAGAAAGATTAACCCAAGCATCACTGACGAGGACCTACAAGAGATAAAGAAGTGGGGTAACGCTTGGTATAACGACTACACTATTATCGGTCAACTACAAGACGACCCGTTCAACTCGGAGATGATCTCCGTCCTATACTTCAACTACAAGACAGACAAGAAGTTTGTATGGAAGAAGAAGTTCCTAGACAACGGTGGAGAGAGAGTAATCAAGAGGGACGACTCGTTCAACCCTCCAACTGATACAGAGGAGAGATTTGAAAAGGTTGAGGCTACTAAGGATGTATGGTACGAGGGTGTCCTTGTTCTTGGGTCTAATATGCTTGTTCAGTGGAACCTATCTAAGAACATGGTTCGTCCAGAGGCTGCTAGTCAGAAGGCTGTGTGTAACTATGTTATTTCAGCACCTAGGATGTACAAGGGTAGGATCGAGTCTATCGTAAAGAGAATGATTCCGTTCGCTGATCAGATTCAGTTGACACACTTAAAGCTACAGCAAGTTCTTTCGAGAGTTGTTCCAGACGGTGTATTTATTGATGCCGACGGCGTAAGTGAGGTTGACCTAGGAACTGGAGCAGCGTACACGCCACAAGACGCACTTAACCTATTCTTTCAGACTGGTTCGGTTGTAGGACGTAGCTACACTGGAGACGGTGAGTTTAATCAGGCACGTGTTCCAATCCAACAGCTCAACAGCTCAAGTGGTCAGAACAAGATGCAGGCACTTATAGGTGCTTACAACTACCAGCTAAACATGATACGTGACGTGACTGGACTCAACGAGGCTAGGGACGCATCGACTCCAAATCCAGACGCACTGGTTGGACTTCAGAAGCTGGCTGCATTAAATAGTAACATCGCAACAAAACATATTCTAGATAGTGGACTATCTATAACTAAGAGACTAGCTACTTGCATATCACTTAGAATTGCTGATATATTAGAGTACTCAGACTTCAGAGATGAGTTCGCTATGCAGATCGGTAAGTATAACATTACGATACTTGAGGATATCAAGAACTTGTACCTACACTCGTTCGGTATCTTCATTGAACTTGAGCCAGACGCTGAAGAGAGAGCACAGCTTGAGGCTAACATTCAGATGTCACTTCAACAACAACAGATCGACTTAGAGGACGCAATAGACATCAGGATGGTTAAGAATCTGAAGATGGCTAACGAGATCCTTAAGATTAAGAGAAAGAAGAAGCAGAAGGCTCTAGAGGACAGACAAGACATGCAGTCACAGATTCAGATGCAGACCAACATGCAGTCGCAACAAGCAGCCGCAGAGCAGAAGCAACAGACAGCACAGATTGAGGCACAGTCTAAGATCGCTATTAGAGAGGCTGAGATGAACTTTGCAATCCAGACACTTGCAGCAGAGGTTGCTAGCAAGAAGGAGTTAATGCAGTTAGAGTTCGACTACAACATGCAACTTAAGGGTATCGAGACTGAGAACCTAACAAGGAGAGAAGACAAGAAGGAAGAGGCGAAGGACAAGAGAGTTGACATACAAGCTACGGCTCAGTCAAAGCTAATTGACCAGCGCAAGAACAACCTTCCTCCAGTGAACTTTGAGAGTAACGAGGACAACCTATCAGACTTTGACTTGTCATCATTTGAACCAAGATAAAAATGAAAGACCCTAGACTTGCTAAAATAGGTGTGACTGGATTTAATCAACCCAAGAAGACGCCTAGTCATCCTAAGAAGTCACACGTTGTTGTGGCTAAGGTTGGAGACACTATAAAAACTATTCGTTTTGGTCAGCAGGGTGTAAAGGGAGCTGGTAAAAATCCAAAAACAGAAAAAGAAAAGGATAGAAAGAAAAGTTATTACGCAAGACATAATGCGCAAGACCCAAGTCCAAGTAAATTATCGGCTAGATATTGGAGTCATGTCGTAAAGTGGTGAAACGGTGGTATTACTTTTTTAGTTAATTTTGTAACAATTAAATCAAATATAAATGGAAGGATTAACATTCAAGAAGGTAGGCTACGAAGAAAAGTCTATCGCTGAAATAGAACAAGAGGTTATTGAAGAGGTGGTTGCTGATGAAGTAGTTGCCGATGAAGTAGTAGAAGAAAAAATTGAAGAAGCTCCAGTCGTTGAGTTAGATGACGACGCAGTTCTTTCACATATTAGAACAAAATACAATAAGGAGGTAGACACTATCGATGACTTATTCAAGGAGAGAGTATCCTCTGAAGAGTTGTCTGAAGACGTGGCTGCATTCAATAAGTATAAAAAAGAGACGGGTAGAGGTATCGAAGACTTTGTGAATTTACATAGAGACCTAGATAAGGTAGACCCAACAAAACTGTTATCTGACTTCTATAAAGAAAACGGAGACGACGAAGAGGACGTAGAGTATCGAATGAGAAAGTTCAGGTACGACGAAGACTTAGACTCTGAAGACGAGATTGAAGAAAAGAAGATAGCACTAAAACAAGAGCTAAAGAAGGCGAAGAAGCACTTCAATGAGCAGAAGGAGCAATACAGCACATCTCTTGAGTCAAGAGAACCGCTAGTACCAGAGGCTGATAGAAATGATTACGAGTCCTATAAAGCAAATAAGACCAGAGTTGCAACAGAGCAAGAGGAACAACTTAAGAAGTCGAATTATTTTGTTGAAAAAACTAATGAGTTGTTTACCGATAGTTTCGAAGGTTTCGGATTTAAAGTGGGAGATGATAAGGTAGTATACAAGCCAACAGATATGAACGCTGCTAAAGCACAGACTGCATTGACAGATCTTATAGGTTCATTCCTAGACGACAACGGATATGTTAAGGACGTGGAGAAGTTCCAAAGAGCTATGACTGTAGCTGGTGATCCAGAGAAGTTTGCAAACTTCTTCTACGACAAAGGGAAGTCCGATTCAGTGACAAACTTTGAGAAGGACGGAAAGAACATCGACATGGTTAGAGGAGCGTCAGTTCCTTCATCTAAGTCTTCTGGGTTACAGCTTAAGGTAGTTAACGATGGTAATAATAGTAACCAGTTTAAAATAAAAAAACGCTAAAAATTAGAAAACATGGCAGGATCAATCAATTTATCTCCAGGAGTAGAGTTAACTCCTAGTTCAGTGCAACAAGCACTTCAAACGAATTATATTACAGACTTCGACTACTTGAATCAGTATCTTCCAGAAACTGACAAGAACGAGTTCGAAGGATACGGAAACCGTACAATCACTGGATTCTTACGTAACGTAGGTACAGCAGAGATTCCTTTTGCATCTGACTTAATCAAGTGGGCAGAACAAGGACGTTTGCATACTAAGTATACGGGATGTATTCCTGATGATGCTGCTGCGTCTAATACAGCTACATTCCTTATGGGTGGTACAGATGTATGTAACTTTAGAGTAAATCAAGTTGTATTTTTATCTTCAGAATCAACTTCTGCTTCTGCAAAAGGTTTAGTTACAGCTGTTGCTAGTAGTGGTGCTGATTTTACAGTAGCATTTTATGCATCAACTGGTTCTCCATTTGTTATTACTACTGAATTAGTAACTGCATTCGTATACGGTTCTGAATTTGCAAAAGGTACTAATGGAATGGTTGGATCATTAACACCAGAGCCTAAAATCTTTGATGTTAAACCAGTTATTATTAAGGACCGTTATGAGATTTCAGGATCTGATATGTCTCAAATTGGTTGGATTGAAGCTACATCTGAGAATGGTGCTAACGGATTCTTATGGTACATTAAAGCTGAAGCTGAAACACGTCTACGTTTTGATGATCAGTTAGAGATGATGTCTGTTGAGCATATTGAAGCTGAAACTGCTTCTGGTGCATTAGCAGCTTTAACTACTGGATACAATATCGCAAGTACAACTCCAACAGCAGGTTCTCAAGGTTTATTTGCTGCAATTGAGGAAAGAGGAAACGTATGGGCTGGAGGTAATCCAACTACACTAGGTGACTTTGATACAATTGTTGAGCGTCTTGACGGTCAAGGTTCTATCGCTGAGAACACATTATTTGTTAATCGTGCATTCTCTTTAGATGTTGATGACATGTTAGGTGCTCAATCTACAGCTACTGGAACATCTTACGGTATGTTTGATAACGATAAGGACATGGCTTTGAACTTAGGATTCACTGGATTCCGTCGTGGATCTTATGACTTCTATAAGTCTGACTGGAAGTACTTGAATGACGCTACATTGCGTGGTGGATTAGTAGGTGGTTCAGTTAACGGAGTTTTAGTTCCAGCTGGAACAACTACAGTATACGATCAAGTTCTTGGTCAAAATGCTACTCGTCCGTTCTTACACGTTCGTTACAGAATGGCTAACAAAGAAAATAGAAAGTTGAAGACTTGGGTGACTGGTTCAGCAGGTGGAGCTTCTAATAACTCTTTTGATGCTATGTTCATTGACTACTTATCTGAAAGAGCACTTTGTACTCTTGGTGCACAAAACTTCTTCATGTTTAATGCATAACACTTAATACCAGAGAGGAGTAGAAATATTCCTCTCTGTTTTTTTTTTTAATTCTAATCTAATAATAATGAAAAAACAAATTGAACTAAAAGACCGTACCTATGTACTGTCAAACGACATGGCTCCACTGAGCATGTATATTGCATCTAAGGATGGAAGACGTAGCAGGTTGCTATATAACGACCCAGAGACTGGTAGAAATAGATCTATGCGTTACTCACGTAACCATGCATCACCGTTTTTAGACGAGCAAGACGATACAGCTATCGTTGAACCAATAATTTTTTTAGAGGGTATATTAAACGTACCAAAGACTGACAAGTCAAAACAAGATTTTTTAGCTATTCATCCTGGCAATGAGGCTAATGGTGGTGGAGTTTTCTTTGAGTACGACCCAGAGGTTGAGGCTCAAGTGCGAATGGAGGAGTTAGACCTTCGTACAGACGCTATCATTGCTGCAAAGCAGTTGGACTTGAACACTATGCTAGGTTTAGCAAGAACGTTCTTACGTGGAAACGTTGACAAGATGTCAACTGCTGAGGTTAAGTATGACCTAATGCGCTACGCAGAGAACAACCCATCAGATTTCTTAGATGCTATTGGAGATCCAGACATGGAGCTTAATAACTTAGCATCTAGAGCAATACAAGAGAAGGTAGTTACAATCAGAGGAGACAAGGATATTTTCTATAACCTAGCTGACAATAAGAAGAAGATTCTTACGGTTCCTTTTGGAATGAAGCCAGTTGATGCGTTGTCGTCGTGGTTGCACTCTGACGAGGGGTTAGACTTCTTCAAGGTTCTTGAGAACATGTTTGCAGAATAATTAGTATCTTTGTGCTAGTTATTAACTATTAAACATTTTAAAATGGCAAGATTTTTAGAGTTCACAATTGGTGCTGCAACATCATTAGTAAAGGATTACATCCCTACAGATGCAAATTATTTTGTAACAACACCATCAAACGCAACGGTAGTACTTACTGCTGTAGGAGGTGTAGCTACAGCTGATGTAATTACAATTACATTTACAACTGCTGATGCAACTTATGCATCTCATGCTGCTGTAATTAATGCTTTAGCACAAGATAAAGATTTTAAAGCTGTACCATGTCCAGCTATTATTGTTGTTGATTTACCATTAGTTGGAGCAACGCAACAATTAATTACGTCTATCGCTATTGCATAATAGTTAAATTACGTATCTTAAATTCAAGGCACTGCTTCGGTAGTGCCTTTTTTTTCATTATCTTTGTGTGAACTATCAACAACCTAAAAGAGTGTTGGTTTCTTAAACTACGCACAAGCTAAATGCCTCACGTTAACATTTAAAGGCTTGTTCCTAAGCCCGAAGTTTTTAATATTTTTTGAAGCATTTACATCTCTATCATGTGTCTTGCTACATTTAGTTAGATATAAAATACTATCTTTGTATAAATTATAATCAATGATCGACAGCGTTAGAAATACAGTACTATCCATCATCAGCAAAGACAATAGAGGTTACATAACTCCGTTCGAGTTTAATCTGTTTGCTAAACAAGCTCAGATGGAGATATTCGAGGACTACATATACACGTACTCTAATGCCATGAACAAGCAGAACGCTCGCTTGAATGGTGTCGGATACTCAAACATAGTTAGAAAGGCAGAGGAGGTACTAGATTTATTCAGACCAGACCCGTTAGCTCTTACGTATGTGGTGTCACAGTTCCCACTTCCATCTGATTTATATTTAACACAGACGGTAATATACAACGACGCAGTAGAGGTTGACAAGGCTCCTAGTAACATACTGAACTTACTAACGTCTAACATGACTAGTCCTACTACAGACTATCCAGTGTACACTCAAAACAATAACTCTATAAAGGTTTACCCTACAACTATAGTTTCTGACATAACGCTAGACTACTTGAGAACCCCAGTTGACCCTAAGTGGACGTGGGTATCACTTATAGACGGTGCACCAATATTTGACCAAGGAGCTATAGATTACCAGGACTTTGAGTTACCAATAGCGGACGAAACTAAGCTAGTTGTTAAGATTCTTCAGTACGCTGGGATATCAATTAGAGAGGCAGACATTGCTCAGGCAGCATCTTCTGAGGAGGTTCAAGACAAACAAGATAAACAATAACAGATGCCAATTACTCCATACCAGTACTACTCAGATCCAGCGAACTATGGGTCATACCAGTACACTACGTTGTCTGACATAGTGAACAACTTCATGATAATGTATGTCGGAAACGATAAGCAGATAAACAACGTCAGAAGACACGAGATTATTTTCTATGCTAAGGAGGCTATCAAGTTACTGAACTTTGACTCTAAGGTGAAGCCAGTTAACTCTATCGAGCTAGAGGTTGGGGACGACTTAAAGTTCATCCTACCGTCTGACTACGTGAACTACATACGCATCTCAATTAACGTCGGAGGAACACTCAGACCGCTGTACGAGAACAGAATGGCTAACACAGCGTTAGGGTATTTGCAGGATAACAACTTGAACTTATTGTTCGACATAGATGGAAACGTTCTGACTGGGACATCTAACCTTGACCTATCTAGAATCAACCAGACACAGTACAACGGACCTGGAATTTATTGCGGATGCATGGGATGGTTCATAGACGACTGCTGGTACTTCGGATACAGCATCGGTGCTAGATACGGTGCAGACACTAGAGATATGTTCGCAGGACCGTCCTTTAGGGTAAATAACGGTGTTATAGACTTCTCTTCTGGAATCGCTAACCAGTTGGTCGTTCTAGAGTACATATCTGACGGCATGGCGAACGGAGTTGATGCTAACATTAACGTCCACAAGTTTGCTGAGGAGTTCGTCAACAGATACATCAAGTGGAAGCTACTTAACGGCAAGGTTAACATCCCAGTGTACGACAGAAAGTTGGCACGTGACGAGAAGCAGGCAGAGTTTAGAAACGCAAAGTTAAGACTTAGTGACATGCACCCATCAAGATTATTAATGAGCCTTCGTGGTCAGAGCAGACAATTAAAATAATATGGCAGACATTACAAACGTTTTTGTAGGAGGTAATATGGATAAAGATCTCGACGAGAGATTAATCCAAGAGGGTGTTTACCGTAACGCCTTGAATATTGACGTGGATACAGACGAGGGTTCTAACATTGGGTCTGCTCGTAATTCGTTAGGTAACACCATTAAGACTGACCTTGCTGCACTTTTTGGTGTAGATATTATAAATGCAAGAACTATTGGAGCTGTAACATATGATGCAGATAGTCTTATATACTGGATTATCACTGGTGACTTTGACGCTGTAATTGAGCACAACACTATAACTGGAATTACTACTAGGGTACTAGCTTGTACAGATGATACATTAAATTTTAATGGGAACTATATAATAACTGGTATAAACTACATAAACGGGTTCTTATACTGGACGGATGACCTTAACCCACCTAGAAAGATAAACATTTCAAGAGCAAAGGGTTACGCCATTGATGACGCACGAATTGCAGACGACATAAGCGTAATAATGGCTCCACCATTGAATCCACCAACACTTAGACTGTTTAACGACACGACAACACAAGCCAACAACATATCTGAGAAGTTCTTATCGTTCTCTTATCGTTACAAGTACATAGACGGTCAGTACAGTGCGATGTCTCCATTATCGGCTGTGTCATTCAGTCCGAAGGCATACGTGTACGACTACGCATCTGGTCATAACAAGGCTATGATTAATAAGTTCAACACTGTTGACATAACATTTAACACTGGTAAACGTAACGTAACAGACATACAAGTTCTCATGCACGACGAGATGAGTTCTAATATTAGCGTTGTTGAAATATTTAACAAGAAGAAGCTCGCATTCGGAGATGGATTACATAAGACGTTAACGTTTAATAACAACAAGACGTACACTATACTTACATCTGACCAACTTACTAGAACGTTTGATAATGTTCCACTGCACGCTAAGGCTCAAGACTTTGTTGATAGTAGGCTGATGTACGGTAACTATACACAGTTCTACAACGTTGTAGGTGTAAATAATGAGCCTATAAATATTAAGATAAACTTAACGTCTGTATCTGAGGGTGTTAGTTCAGAAGCTCCTAAGTCTACATTTAGATCAGACAGAGACTACGAGATTGCTATTGAGTATTTAGACGACTATGGTAGACATACAACAGCTCTTACGTCTGCATACTTTACTAACGCAAACACAACCAATACAGCAAACAATACTGTATACATCCCTGCAACACAGTCCAACACAGCTAACAGTCTTATAGCAAGCGTGTATAATCAGCCGCCAGTGTGGGCATCTAGTTATCGACTGCTTATTAAGCAGAACAAGAAGGAGTACTACAACATATTTCCTATCCTATACTATATAGATGGACTTTATAGACACTTCTTAATATCTGAGTCTGATAGGGATAAGTTTGCAGTTGGTGGGTACGTTATATTTAAATCAACGACTGGAGGACCAACATACTCTAATAAACAGTACAAGATACTTCAGTTAAAGAGTCAACCATCTAACTTCTTAGGTAGTATTGGTGGTGAGGCAGCTGGTCTTTATTTTACAATAAAAGTAGATGCTTTAACAGAGCTTACTAATGCTAATCAGTTTAATTATACATGGACTGGTGTTGGAGTATCAAGGGTTATATGGAGTGGAAATACAAAAGAGCAATATCCCCCAGTTGTTAATCAAACATATATAGATATCCCAATATATTATGGTAGTGGAAATAGTAATGGCATAATAGTTGATCCAGCAAATACTATTTTTACACCTGAAGCCCCAAATTATAATGATGAAAGAATATCCATAGTAATAACTTCTTCTACTACATATTCAGTATTTAAAAATCCAGTTGGTCTTAATATTTTTTCAAATAATGATCAAGAAATAGCATCTAATCAGCCAATAACATATCTAGGAACTGCTAATCCAGGATATTATTTTTACATTAAGTTTATGCAATCAGCATACACTGTTGGAGATAAATGGGTTTTTAATTGCAGAGCAACTACTCCAATATTAAATTCTTTAGATCATCCTATAGCTATAGTTCCTGGAAAAAATTGGTCTCCATCAACTTTTGAAGTAGATAGAAAAATATTTCCTAATGCTGTTATTACTATGCGAGTAGTAGAGGATACATTCAATCCAAATAATTCAGTTCAAGGACTACAGCAATTTACTCCATCTAGTTCTATGTATGATAATATTGAAGAGTGGTGGTACGAGTCTGGAGCAAGAAATCATTTTTCTTATATTGATGTTACTGGAACTGAAATATATGGATCTCAGGTTAGATTTAGAAGAGGTCATAGTTATGTGTTTGCTACTGGATCGAATTCAGATTATGAAAATAATGTAATTACTACATCATCTTCATATCCAGGTCCAGTAAGGATGTGTATTGTATCTAGTATGCCTACAAATCCAGGTTGGGGAAATAGTGCTGCCGCAGATCTTTATGATAGTCATGGAAATGATCAAAGTAAGTTCCAAGTATCATTTGAGATTACACAGACTGACACTCCAACAATATGTGAGACAGTTGCAAAGGAGTCACCTATTGACTTATATCACGAGACAGCTCACACGTACCCAATTGTAGCTGGTAAGCACGTGGTAGTTTGGTCGTACCTAGACTATACAGCACCGACTTATGCGTCAGGAAAGACGAATTTAGGACAACTAAATCCAGGGTCTGCTATAACATCGTCAGACATGGAGCACTGGTTCACTGTCGGAGATACGGTGTATGTGCTATGGAATAACGATCCAATGGACGCTCTTACTGATATATATACGATAACTTATATACCAGATGCGTATAACATAGTTATTGATTTATCATTCCCAGGTATTGGTTTAGCAATTCCAGGTAAGGTGTCGTTCAGTAGTATTGACGTTAACCAGTTGAATTTTACATCACAGCCAGCTGTTATTAAGATAAATAACCCTAACACTGTCAACTCAACGTTCAATGGGTGGTGCTTTGGTAACGGTCTAGAGTCAGATAGAATATACGATGACTTCAACGCAATTGAGCTACAGTATAGCCCAAGAGTTAACGCTATCGTTGATGACTACAAGGAACGACACAGCTATAATGCGATATGTTACAGCGGTATATACGGTCAAAACACTGGTATTAATAACTTAAATGAGTTCAACCTATCTATAGCGAACTTCAAGTACCTACACAGTGAGTTTGGACCAATTCAGAAGCTATACGTTAGAGATACCGACCTATTGGTATTCCAAGAGAATAAGATATCTCAGGTTAAGTACGAGAAGAACTTATTATACGATGCTGTTGGAGGGAGCCAGGTTGCATCTATACCTCAAGTGCTAGGTACGCAAGTAGCGTATCCAGGAGACTTCGGAATAAGCAACAACCCAGAGTCGTTTGCTGAGTGGGGAGACAACGTATACTGGACAGACTCAAGACGTGGTTCTGTGTTAGAGATGACTTCTGATCAGATAGTACCTATCTCATCTATAGGTATGACTGGATACTTTAGAAAAAATATGATGGAAAATCCTAACACTCAAAAGTTAGGAGGGTACGACCCGTACACACGTAAGTATGTACTAGCGGCAAATGACATAAGTGTTCTTAGTTGTGAAACATTAAATCTTAGCAGGTACAGCTTATCAGTCACAAAAAATCAAGCATTTGGAGAGTTATTCACAATCATCTATAGTTCATCTTGGGAAATAACAAAGGTTGACAATGGATTTGGAACTTCATGGTTGACGTTAACAACTCCAACTGGATCTGGCTCACAAGACATATATGGACTACAACAAGCCAACACTGGAGGCACGAGGTCTATGATAGTGCGTGTAAATTACTGTAATGGATTTTATAAAGACTTTATTTTAACGCAAGGAAGTGGTAAGAGGATAAATATAGTAGTTGTAGTTCGTAATAATACTGAAGGAATTAAACAATAAAATATGAATACAAGCCAAGGATTTAGCTCTACTGGAAGCAGCGGATTAGAGTTTGATAACGTTAATATAAATAACAACGGACTGTCATTATTTGATTCATTAACTGGGATTGGAGGAATAGACTTCATGCCATCTGATGGTGACACTGTTGATATATTTACTGGAGATATAAACACTAACCCAAATACAAAGGATCTACAGCCTAGTTTAAATAATAAGGCTTACTACTTAGTTACTAATATATTATATAACACCACAGATAAGGACTTGATAATATCTTTAGCCACTCCAGTACCTATGTCTCTTGTTGGTAGTAGATACGAGGGCACTTTTGTATTCAACAATCCAGACGACTATGAGTACCTATACCTAATATGGGACTATACGGATAGCCTTGAAGGTGGGACTGCAAGTTATTCTGGAGTTGCGTCTACAAAGCGTTTAGATGTAGATTTTAGGTCTGACATTGGGAATGCAGCTGTAGATTATAACATAGATGTTTCTGGAGGTCCAGCTAGATTTATACTAAAGTATAATAATAATACAGTAGGAGACACTGGATACGTTGGATTAAATGATATTGATTATTATAATTCTTTAATAGCACTAGGAATTCCACAAAATGAAATAAATTTAGTATATCCATACGACGGACTAGTTGATAATGGCACTGGATCAATAAAGTTTAATAAGTTCTTATCTACTGGATACGGGATTCTGGAGGCATACTCTCCACTATATTTTACTGAGTGGTCTTTAGTTAGAGTTGACCCAACGTTGACATCATTCTATCTTGACATAACTGCTGGCACTAGTGCTAACGTGTGTGCTCAAGCACCTACAACTAACTACTACCACGACGGAGTTGGATTAACGCCAACCGTAGGAGATAGAATATTCACAGTTGCTGACGGAAGTATATTGTTTGACGGCACTAGTTTGTACCACTTAATTAGTGACACATACTCTGCAACTCCTCCAGTATCAGGTGGAAAGTTTGTTGTTGTTAACGCAGATGGCTTATGTATATTGTACGGAGAGTGCGACTGTCCAGAGGTTGCTATACCAGTAATTGATCAGGTAGACATTAATATAACTCAGAATAGATTTGTAAACTTAGCGTTCAGTGCTACAAACAACCCTACAAGTTGGACAGTCGTGTCTACATGTAATAACTACGTGCTAAATGGTGGAACTAAGGGAAGTATATTCTCAATAACTGACTGTAACTCGATAACTAGGAACGTAACTGTAAACGTACAGACTGATGTTACTATATGTGCTACAGCACTACCTACTCTTAGTTTCGGAGATGGAAGAATAAGAGCTGGAACTGCGTGCATGTCGAGTATACTTCCTCAAGGACTATTGTTTGATACAAATACTGGAGTGCTATCAGGAACCCCTACAGAGGCATGTGAGTATGCTATAACTGTTAACGCTACTAACTGCTTTGGCGATAGTATTGATGCTACTGTAAACATATCTGTCGCAACTGGGATACAGTTGACACCGTTTGCAGTTGACGTTGAAAACTTTAGTGATAATGGAGCTGGAGCTTGTGCACTTACTCCTATCTATAGTCTACTTTACCATAACGGTATAGGTAATATTCCAGACATAAACGACGATATATTCTTAGATCATAGAGGTATAGACTTGTTTATGGGAGGAAGCAGATGGTACAACATTGACATATCTACCTACTCTATAAAGATATGTGAGACTGGGAAAGTATGTGACACTAATGTCTGCTAGATTTTAACTATCTTTGCACTATGAGTGTATACACAGTTTCATATTCTGACCTTTCAAAGGGATGGACATCCTTCTGGTCATATGAGCCAGAGTGGATGATAGGGATGAACAGCTCGTTCTACACATGGAAGAATGGTGAGTTGTATCAACACAACAGTAACGCTACTAGAAATGCGTTCTACTATGATGTAGATAATGACGATTACTTTATGTATCCGTCATCTATACAGACCATATTTAATCAAGATTACGCAGTTAATAAGATGTTCAAGTCTATATCTCTAGACAGTACAAAGTCTTGGGAGGTTGATATAATTACAGACATGTCTACTGGTCACATGGACAGCTCATACTTCACAGAGAAGGAGGGCATGTGGTACTCATACATCAGAAGACTAGACACTGAGAACTATGACACGAAGTCTATATCTACTCAAGGAATAGGTTCTATGGCTAGTTACTTGTCATTAGTACTGACGTTCTCGTTTAACATTGGAACTAGCATATCTGCTGGCGATACGGTATATAAGATATCTGGAACTAATACACTTGTTCTACTTGGAGTGGTTGCTTCACATACATCAAATACTATCACATTAGTGTCTACAGCTGTAACACCAGTTGCTGGAAACGTTATAGTATTTGTAAAGAACGCTCAGGCAGAGAGTTATGGAGCTAGGGGTTACTATATGGACCTCACACTGACAAACTATGACACAACAGAGACAGAGATATTTGCAGTTACATCGAACGTATTTATATCAAAGCCATGATGGAGGTAAGGATGCTGATACCGTCAGACTATGACACCATACTTAAGCCATGGTGGGAATCTTGGAACTGGGCAGCTCCAGCAAAGGACATGCTTCCAGAGGATGGATCTGGTGGAGTGATGATATCAAAAGGTGGCGTTGATATATGCGCTGGGTTCTTGTACTTCACGAACTCAAAGACGGCATGGCTAGAGTACATCGTGTCGAACAAGGAGTACAGAGACAAAGATAGAAAAGAGGCAATAGAATTTTTAATTAATTGTCTGACAGCTATTGCAAATGACAAGGGATATAAGTACATTTACACATCCTTAAAGAGTGCGCCACTTGTACTAAGGTACGAGACGTGTGGATTTATTAAGGGTGACTCAAAGTGTCAAGAAATGTTAAAGGTAATATGAAGATAAACTCGTTCTTACTGATAGATGACTTCCTAGATGATGTAAACTCACACCTAGAGGACGTTATGTCTAATGACTTTATTGACGTAACTGACGGAGTTAATACGTTCAAGAACATACAAGATAGAAAGTCAGACGTTGTGAGCAACTCACTGTTGACTATCCTTAAGGACTTTGACGTGGCGTACAACTTTGTTAGAAAATCTCCAGAAGGACAAGAGGAGCCAAACTTCATTCACTCAGACGAGATGATGGGAGATATAACTTGTCTGTTATATTTGAACGAGAATCCTCCAAGTGAGGACGGCACAACAATGTATGACGAGGACGAAACATCAAAAATAATATTTAAGAGTAAGTTGAATAGAATGATTATCTTTGACTCACTCTTAAAGCACAGTAGAAACATTTTTAATAACTTTGGTATCGAGGATAGGTCAAGACTTGTTCAAGTTATCTTTTTAAATAAGAAATAAATGGCAGCAGTAACAGCAGCAATTAGCGCAGGTGTAGCACTCGCAGGAGTTGGAATGAATATAGGACAAGCCGTAAAAGCTAATAAAGATAAGAAGGCAGCTCAAGGAGCAGCATCGGCAGCGGCGGCAGCTATGAAGAATATTAAAGAGACTAACCAGTATGCCCAAGTTCAAGTTCCTACGTTAGGCTTTGAGTTAGCACAGCAAGGGATAGACCGTTCAGCCGTAGCTGGACTTCAATCAGCTCAAGGAGCTGGTGCAGAAGGAGTTATTGGTGCTGCTGGACAAATTCAACAAGCTGTTGGAGCATCTGAACTAGAACTTTCAGCACAAGCTGGAGAGGCTAAGTTAAGTAGAGACATGGCACAAGCAGAGGCTGGAACTGGTATTGAACAAAGAAGAGCACTAAGAGAGAAAGATATATATTCAGATGAACTTACTGGCGCACAAAATGCAGCAGCAGCTGCACAGACTGCTAAGGCAGCAGCTATAACTGGAGCAGTTCAAGGAGCTGGATCAGCATTAACCGCAATTGAAAAAGCTGGTAAGGCATATAAAGCAAAAAAGGCAGGGATAACTGATGAGCTAATTGCTTAGCAAATAAAAGCTCTAAGTGGATTAAATTTTTAATAAAAAATTATGGCAATAGAATATTCAGGATACGTAGCACCTAAACAAGTTGACTGGGCAGCACTAAGTAGTAATCTATCTAAGTCAATTACAGACGCTGGAGAGGCTAGGGTAGCTAGACGTGAGGAGCTTGACAAGATTGCTGCTGACAACATTGATAAGATTAACAAGTTAGAGCAGGGCAAGAGTCAGACGTTTCAGACTATGATACTAGACTTCCAAGATGGAGGAAGGAATAGACAGAACGATTGGAATAGTCAGCTAAAGGCTGGAACCATGACTGAAGCTGAGTATAGAAAAAGAACCCAAAATCTAAGCGACTACACTGGAATACTTGCTTCATCTGCAAAGACTCTAGACGAAAGAATAAATGCCACAGTTCAAAGAGAGGTTGATGGTGACGCAACTGATTGGGAAATGGAGATGCTAAAAGAGACTGGATCTATGGCTGAGATAAGGGATTCTAAGTTTATTGTGTCAGATGATGGGTCTATTATGTGGGCTAAGGTAGATCCACAAACTGGAGCTATTATTGGAGATCCAAAGGACGTTAGAACTCCTAACCTTCCTCAGAACATAGTCGATAATAAGATTATTGTTACTGACTTTGTAAAGGACGCAACTAAGAACTGGGAGACAGTCCAGATATTTAAAGATTTAGGTGGGGGTGCGTATGAAGATTTCACTTCAGTTAAGAATCATAAGGACGCAAACGGTAAGAGCATATACAATGAGATGGCTGCTAAGGTTGCTGTTGCCGCAACTAGCTCTCCTAGGGCTACGCTAAGTATCCTTGCTGATAACGGTGTAATTGATCCTATATACTACTGGAATGAAGATGAAAAGAAGGCAGCTATTGCTCAACGATATGCAGAGATAGAAGAGGTAAATAGAGTTGCTAACAATCCTCTTGAGCCTACAGAGCAACAGAAGAAAGATATAGAGATCAGCTTAGTTAAGAAGGGAATAGATCTTGACGGTACATACAACCCACAACTAACGGACGCTCAAGTTAAGTTGGCTCAAGACCACGTATTGAAAGTGGTTGACATACAGATGAAGGAGACGATGGATGCTAGAGGACGTACTCAGTATGCGCCACAGAGAAATGATAATAATCCAATCAGCGCAAAAAATGACTACACACTTTATAACGACCTAGCAACAGCATTTATTTCTGGAGATAACGCTACATTGAACTCTTTATTTAAAGATCAAAGTTATAAAACAGTATATGTAAAAGATAAAGGTGTTAAGGTAGTTCAAATGGTAGATGATGGCCAAGGAGGTACAAAGGAAGTGTTAATACATGCGCCAACTAAAGAACTATCTGATCTAACCGTATATTTCTTTGGAAGAGGTGCTTCTCAAGTAAGAGAAGCTGAAAAGCAGAGAAGACTTTGGACAGAAGCTCAAGGTGGCGGAACTCCAAAACAAACTGAAGTTCCAACAGCATCAAAGGCTGACTGGAAAGCAGCTGGATGGTCTGATGCACAGATAGCACAAGGAGTAAAAGAAGGTAAAATTAAATTAAACTAAAAAAATATTATGCCAAATAACTTACCAAAACCAGGTGATATATTGAATAAATCATCTCTTCCTAAACCAAGTGATATATTAGAACCAGTAAAAAAAAAAGAAGCTACGCCTGCTCCAAAGAAGAAGGGTGTTATATTTTCGCCCGTTACAGATCTACTGGAATCTACATTGGCTACATCAAAGCCAAAGACGGCTCAAAAGCCTTTGGTATCGTCTGGAGGAAAGGCTAAACAACAAGTATTCACTGGGTATCCTGGGAAGGGAGATAAGAAGTATATATTAGATGAATCTACTGGTACACCAATATGGAAGGAAGATGCAGGAACTGGATTAGTAGTCGGAAATAAACCAGTATCAGCTCCTATCAGTGTAAAAATAAATATAACTGATCCAGCTAGAGTAGCAGCACTTAATAAGCACTTCAATCAGAATGCTGGAGCATCAGATATAGAAGAAGTTTTTGTTGGAGTCCCTGGTAAAGAAACTAATAAGTACAGAGTATATAATGGTAACTGGGAGCGAATGCAGCCTACTGCTACAAAGTGGACCACGTTAACTGACGCTACGGCTATAACTGCTCTAAATAATCAATTTAAGAAAAAAGTAAAAATACCTACAGTACTACAAAATGTTGTAGAAGATAATACTCCTAAATTTGCTGATATAAATTCTAAGTTAGTATCAAATACAGAGGAGACTGTAGTTCCATATTTACAAAACAAGTACGGTAACTTAGGGTTCTCATTTGAGCAATCTGGCATGGGTACAGACTACGTTACTGTTACCGCTAAGAATGGTAAAACTATGGAGGTAGGTTTAGATGAATCTAACCCAACAGAGGCTTTAAAACTGAGAACATTCTTGGATTTAAATAAATCAGATAAATCTACAAAAAATAATAATATAAAAGAATTAAGACAAAAAATATCTGATATACCACTTCCAGATGGATCATTATCTGATTCAATAAATAAGGCAAGAAACTCAGCAATTGCAGAAGGAAATAAAAAATTAAATGAATATTTAAAGTCTGATCAATATGTAGATGATTTTAAATCATTAGACTTTTACAGTAAAAAGAAGGAAATTGACATTTATTTAAATGATTTAAGACGCAATAGAAATACAGCTGGTAATACTGGAAATCAAAGTGAAATAAATAGAACTAAAGATGAAATAAGTAATTTTTATAATTCTGATATATATAAAATATATAAAAAAGATGTTTCTAAACAATTAAAAGATAGAACAGATCAAATTGATAAACTTTACTACTCATTAAAGCAAGCAAAAACTGATGATCAAAAGAAAGTTATTAAACAACAAATAGATTCTTATTTATCTAATAACTTTATACAAGATCAAACTAATAACTATAACATACAGTTAAATGATGTAAGCAATTCATATAAAAAGATTGAAACAGAAACTGCACAATATCAAAAAGATCTGAATGAATTTAATCAAAAAGTAAACTCTGGACAAATTGATAAAGAACAGTACGACGCAATGTCATCTGAATTTATACAGCGAGCTGAAGATATAGATAATAAAAATTTAGAAATAAAGAAAAGTGGTAATGCAGTAGTGTCTGAAATGAAAAAATTAGAGACTGTAGCTGGAAAATACTTATTGACAAAAGAAAAAATTGGTGGGTTTTGGGGTAACATGCTTAACTCTACTGTTAGTGGAGTATCTAAAATAATAGAATTTCCAGTTGGATTAGCTGCATCTTATTCAGGAGATCTTGATTATGAAATGCTAGACCCTCAAATAAAAAATTATTTAAAAGATAAAAAATACAGTAAAGAAGAATCTATAAATTATCTTGCTAATAAAAGACAAAAACAAGTTAAAGAAGTTGTTAAATCATCATTAATTGAAACATTAGGAACATCAAGTACAACAGAAGAATATAGAAAATCAGCTGATCGTGGTTTCTTTGAGAAAGCATTAGCTGGAGTTGCTGAATCATTACCAGCTATGCTTGTTCCAGGTGGAGCTGCTGCTAGAATATCAGCATTAGGGACTCAGGCTTATAGTTCTATTGAGGATGAGATGCTTAATGATCCTGACTTTGAAACTACATCTGTGAAGGATAGATCTATAATTACTGTTCCTTATGCTATAGGTATGGGTATCTTAGAGAATATTGGTGTAACTACAATGATGTCAAAGAACCCATTAGCTAAATCATTAATAGCTAAATCATTACTTTCAGTAGCTGGTAAGATAGGTGGAAATACAACCAAAAAAGTATTTGAGAGTGTTCTTGAAAAAGAAATAAAATCAAATATAGCTAAGTTTGGATTAAAAGTAATAGGAGGTACACTAGCAGAGGCAGAGACTGGTGCAACTCAGTCTCTTGTATTAGACATTGGACTGAAGGGTCTATACAACATATACAAAGACAAGACTGACGGGAAACTTGCAACAGACTTATCTCAAGGAGAATACTTTGATACTCCTGACTCTTTTAGTGAAGGTGCAGCTATGGTATTAGAAGACGCAGCAGCTGAAGCTATAGGAGGTATGGTTATGACATCTGTTGGTACGTCATATGAGAAGATTAGAAATGGAGACATAAGCCTATATAATGCTAAAGATGTAGATTTTCTAAAATCAATTGCAGAAGATTCAGAGATTAAGAAAATTTTTATTGCAAAGTTAAAGACTGGAATGCTTTCTGGAAAAATAACAAAGTCAGAAGCTCAGAACCAGTTAGATGCTATGAATGATGTGCAAGGTCTGTTTAATAAAATTCCTGATAATATAACTGGCGAGAATTTAAAGAGTGCATTAACTCTTACATTAGAAAGAAATAAACTAGAAAAAGAAATTGCTGGCAAGGATGAAAACCTTGTCGCATCACAGAAGGCAAGAGTTGCCGAGATAAATAACGAACTAACAAAGATATCAGAAGATGCCACTAAAGAAAGCAACGTCCAAGAAGTCAGTACAAGCGAATATCAGAGAACTGGTGAAGGACAACAAGAAGTCGGGATCAGCGAAGGGGGCAAACGGGAAACCACGCAGCCAGAAGCAGATCGTGGCGATAGCGTTGTCACAAGCGAAGTACAGCAAGAAGAAGTAGACGCTAAGCAGGCAGAAGTTGATTCTCTTTGGGATGAAAAAACCATCCTGCAAGCTGAGTTGGAAGATCAAGGTTTAACTGAAGAGGAAGTTATGGCTAATCCAGACTTTCGTTCTAAGGCAGATAAATTTGATGTTGCACAGTCAGAATTGTTTAATTTACAAGATAAGGCATCAGCAGTTCAACCTACTGAACAAGACCAAGTAGCAACCTTAAGAGCAGAAGAACAAGCGGAGTTATCTGACGTTATACCTAACATAGAAGACTACAAGGTTAACGGTGAAGTAGATAAGACCCTAATGACTCCTGAAGACCTAACGAAGTACAACGAGATATACGACAAGTATGACAAGCTGATAACTCCTTTGTTACCAGCTACAAAAGAAGGTCCTACCGTAGAGCAAGAGGTTGAGGCTATCGGACAGTTATTGTCTGGAACAGATCAAGAGATTGACCAGAAGGCGTATACTATAGTTAATAAGAAAATATCTAAGGCAGTAGCTAGAGCAGCTAAGGCAGTATCTAAGGTTATACCAGGCACTAAGTTTATAGTTCATGATACAGATGAGTCATATAGAGCTGCTACAAAAGAAGAAGGACTGAAGCAATCATCAAATGGTGAGTTTAATGCAAAAACGAATACCATACATATTAATGGAACGTCAGCTAACAATAGAACTGTAGCTCACGAGGTATTCCATGCTATCTTAATAAATAAGGTTAAGACAGATAAAAATGCTGCTGATATAACTAAACGAATGATTGAAGCTATATGGCTTAAAGTTGATGTAGATGTAAATAAAAAATTGAATGACTTTATATCTAACTACGATGAGAATATTCAGAACGAAGAGAAACTAGCTGAACTAGTAGGTGTATTAGCTGAGAACTATAATTCATTTTCTACATCTGTTAAGGATACTATCTTCAGATGGATAGATAAGTTGGCTAAGATATCTAAATTAGATCCGTTCAACAGAAACGAGACCTACGACATGCTCAACACTATAGCTAGAAAGGTAGCTAAGGGTAAGGTGATTAGTGAGGCTGATATTAATATGATGTCAATAACTGGTGTTACAACTAATATTGTTGAATCTACTGAACCAAGAAAACAAGTAAAAGTAAGTAAAGATCAAAAATTAACTTTTGTAACGAAAGAAGATATTATTGATATTGATTCATTAATATCTGATATTTCATCTAAAAAACAAAAGGTTTGGTTTTGGGTTGCTGATCAATTAGGAAGAGGAAATTATTTTGATTCAGTATTAAATGGAGAACATTTCTTAGATGCTGGACCATCGTTTGCGTTAGATCCTGAGAATAGAAGTAATAATGTAATATGGGCTTCTGGTGCTAAAAAGAAAACTTTAGATAATAATATAGCTAAATCTGATTATATATTTATTATAAGTGGATCCCCTCAGAGATCAAAATTATTCAACAAGACTGTTACTAATTTAATTAGAAGAAGAATTGAAGGAGCTATTGAATTTAATAACTTTAAAAAAGAATTACTAGAATCTAAACCAACATCTAAGATAAAATCTATATTAGAAAAATATAATTCTTATGAAGACCTATTTATGGGGGCTGATAGAAAGAATTTTATTATAGCTATAAATGAACAACAAACTAAAAATACTCTAGCAAAAAAAGTATTAGAAAAATATAATGCATTTGTTGATCCAAATGATTTACGTGATGGATTCTATCAAGATAATAATTTTGAGATGGGAGATATTATGTTAGTTTTAAAGGCTGATAAATTAGGTGAAAAATCTAAACATTCTACATATGAAACAGATATATTAGGTTCTGTTGTAGGTGTTCCAGATAAGAAAATTAATTCTTATGATATAATGCCTTCTGAAATAAAGGATAAATATCGTGATGATATGTCTCGATCTGAGCAATCTCAAGTTGTTGCTCCTTATGGCATAGGGATAAAAGAAATTTCTTCTAGAAAGCAACTTGCTCCAGAGCTGTCAAACAAGTTGACTGAAGATAAGAGCGGAAACTTCGTGTTCCATCACTACTCAAACGACAATAGAGATGTAATTAAGCCTGGAACTGGAGAGAATATCATCACTGGGAAGGAAGAAGGTGGAGCCTTATCTGCTGTTGGAGGACTTGCGATGTACTACACGATGGACAACCAGGTTGAGCCAGGTGTTGGTAACGTACTACACACTGTCCTTGTTCCTAACGGTAAGGTGTACGACTTTAATAGTGATCCAGAAAACTTCTATGACGAGGCTAAGAAAAGATTCGAGGTTGCACGTCCTTCACAATCATTCAGCCCTAACTACCAGTTGGCATTTATAACTCAGGTCGCTAACGAGAACGGGTATGACATGGTCGTTGCTAGATGGAGAAATAACGAACTCAGAGCACAGACTACAATGTCGCTTGAGGCTTCTAAGGACAATGTATCTATGAAGCCTATAGCTGAAGAAACTTACAAGGTAGGAGATGACGTTGAGGTGTACGGGTCTAAGGGTAAGATAACTAGTATCGATGGTGACATGATCACGTTCAAAGGTGACGGAGTAGGTGGAGGCATAAACTTCAAGAGGTTCCCTAAGAACATATCCAAGCAGATCACACCACGTAAGCAGATAGCTGAAGAGGTTACTGGTATCGAAGAGAGTATATCTCCACGTAAGCAGAAGCCTAAGACCATCAACGACATAGTTAAGTTGACTAAGGACCAAGGGTTCTCTGACGCTGCTATCCGTCAGTACTTAAAGGACCAGGGATACTCTGACAAGAATATCAACGACGCAATGGAGCCAGACACTGGTGACGTCACTGTGAGTAAGATAAGGGAAGCTAGTCAGAAAGAACTTATGGCTAGACAGAAGAAGCTGACTATAAGAGATAGAATTAGAGCAATAAGAAATAAATTTATTGATAGACAGTCCGACATTAAGAGATTAATTAAAGGCATCGGAAGCAAGGAGTCAATAAGAGCTTACAACTTATTAGTCAACAAGGCTGGAGCTAGTGGTTTTGCTAACTACAGATTTAAAAATGCTGAGGCTGATATCTATAAAGATTTGAAAAAGAATGATTTAGATACACTTGATGATATCATATACGCAAGACGTATGGTAGCTATTAATGAGAGTAGAGCCAAGCAAGGAGCAGAGCCATACACTGGTATGGACGGTTACTCTGAGGTGAAGGCTTTAAAAGATTTAGATGCTATAAAGAATAAGATAGGTGAAAAGAAATTCAACGACTTAAGCGAAAGAGCTACTAAATATTTTGGTGTGTTCTCAGAAAACTTAAAGAAGCTGTACGAGTCAGGTAGAATAAACGAAGAGACTTACATAAACCTGAGAGATATAGAGTACTCTCCTATTAGAACTATTAAGTACATCATTGGAGATAACTTAGACCCAGCTACTGTAGATAGAGAGGCTAGTAAGTTAGGAGTTAGTAAGAAAGATATAATGGCTCTTACTGACAGTAACGAGAACGCTATAATATTTGACTCTAAGTGGCTCCTTATGTTGAACGTTATGTCTGTTGAAGGACGAGCGTTCGAGAATAAGATGCTAAATGAGTTCAGTGACGCTATTGATGGAGCAACTCAAGAACAGAGAGACGCTATGTCTGAATTCATAATAGATAACCCTATAGTAAAGCAGACATCTACTGGGTCTATTCAGTATAAGTACAACCAAAATAATGTGCCTATAGGGTACAGCATAGTGTCATTCTTTAAGAATGGAGTGAAGACGGACCTAGTAGTTAAAGATGAATATGCTACACAGCTGTTAGATATTAAGTCTTCAAACCAGGCACTTAATTTAATTGGTACATTAACTGGAGCTAAAATACTAAGGTTCTTTGCGACTGGAGGTAACCCGTTGTTCATTATTGGTAACACAGCAGTAGATTTCCAGAACATATTATTCTTCTCTGATGTGTACTCAAAGTTCAAGCTAGTTGGAGGTGCTCAGTTAAGCTATGACTTTGTTAGAAAGTTCTTGAAGGGAGTAGCAACTAAGAATAGAAAGAATGTAATATACAACGAATACGTTGAGCATGGTGGAGCTATGGACTTTCTATCTAACGACGGTCTTAGAGCATTGAAGTCACTGTCTCCTAAAAATAAGATACTAAATATCAGTCAGAAGGTATTAGTTGGCTACGGAAACATCATGTCCTACCTAGGAGAAAAATCTGAACTTGCGTTTAGACTTGCTGTTTATGATAAAGTAAAAGGTGACGAGATATCTAAATTCAAAAAAGAAAACGGAAGAGACCCTGACGCTAAGGAACTAGATGATATAATGTACGAGGCAACAAGGAATGCTAGAGAGACAATGGACTTCAATCAGGGAGGGACATGGGTTAAGACGGCTGATAATGTGATGCCATACTTAAATGCATCCATGCAAGGATTTAGAAGACCTCTTGAGTACGCTAAAAATAACCCACTAGGATTTACTTCTAGCTTAGTTCAAGCGGCAGTAATGGCTGGATCAGTAGCGGCACTGTCTTTAGCTGCACTTATGAGATCAGTTGGAGATGACGAAGAAGAGAAGAAGAAAGTATTAGAGGTGTTAGATTCATTATCTGATTACGAGAAGGCAACATACCATATAATATTTACTGGTAAGAAGGATAAGGATGGAGAGTACGAGTACTACAGAGTAAAAAAATTACCAGTTCTATCTGTAATGTCTACTGTGGCAGAGCAGTTCACGTACAAGTACTTACTATCAGAGGCAGGAATTAAATATGATGTAGACCAAGAGGTGATAAATAAATCTATATCGGCATCAACTCCATTCTCACCGTCTGATATTGCATCTAGAAATCCACTTATATCTGGACTTCTAACGTATAGTTTTAACTGGGATTCATTTACTGGGGAGAAAATCTTTAGAGAACCTAGAGATAAAAAGATAGCAGCTAGTGCGGAGGGAATGTACGACGATAAGGTAGAGGAGATATATAAAAAGATAGCACCTAGTCTAGGGTTGTCTCCTATTAGAACTAAGGCGGCTATAGAGAAGATAGTTACAAGTGAGAATACTAACCCTATGATATCTATATTTTATGCATCTGTGAATGGATTCTTTAATAAGGATGGATACGGAGCTGAATTCTCAGATGCCTTTAGTAATGTATTTGATGCTTCAGCTAGGAAGTTAAAGAGAACTACTAACAAAGATAACATCAGATATAAGGAAGAGGACAAGATAGAAAATCAAGAGATGATTATCGAGACAGATATATATAACAAAGAACAGAAGGTGTACAACACCATCAAGAATATATATAAGGACGGGAAGGAGTTGTCAAATGGTGAGTTAGTAGATTTAATAAAAACTAACTTTGAGAAAAAAGACCAGGAGAAGTACGCTAAAAAATATTATGCATACATCAAGAACATGAACATCGATAGGTCGATACTTGATATACTGTATGAAGAAACTCCTGAAGTTCAAGCGTTAAGACTTTATAACAGATACGGATCAGAACTTGATAGTGAAGAAAAGAAAATACTATCTGAAGTTATGGGTAAAGCTAAGATGAAGTTATCAAAGCAAGCCTTATACATATACGATAAGAAGTATTCAAAGAGGAAGTAAAAAAGAATGTCCAGTTAAGTTTGAAATTAACTGGACATTTATCATTCTAATTACTTGTCGTAGTCTAGCGCAACGTTATAGCACCAGTGTAGCATGTCAACATCTCGTTGTATGACAAACGGATGGTATCGTAGCTCTATCTTAACGTGCACACCCTTTACCTTTAGGATGTACTCTTCAACTACAGCTATCATCGTATTAACGTCTATGTGTTCCATTAGAATAAATGTGTAAGACGGGCTACCTGCCCATGAACTGGACTTAATATAAATGCCTCAACAGCCTTAGGTGCATGGGAGTAACCTTGACGATGGTGCCAGCTATCAGTACCACTAGGGGACCTCAAGGTCTCAACACACACAGACATGAAGTCCTTAGACGTCTTGTGATGTATATGATGTCCAAATATGTATCTGTGCTTACATTCAGCCCACCAGGCAGACGCCTCGTGCGCCATAAGTAACGGAAGGTCCGCAACCTTAGCACCATCCATGTGTGTAGTACCTATTAAGCACTGACCGTAGATGCTGTACTTTCTATGAGACATGTCGTTCTTAAACGTTATGTTCTTATGATTTCTAAACCAACTTGTTACAGAGTCAAGTAACATAAAACCAGACATGTAGTCGTGGTTAGATGGATTATATACCACCTCTACGTCAGCTATCTGAACAAGCGTCTCGATTATGTCAACTAGTAATCTCTTTGCAGTTACAAAGTTATCGTACCACATTCCGTCAGTATCTTGTGGAGTACCTGACGTAGTCTGTCTTCTAGGGTTGTCTGTGTGTAGGATGTCATTTCCAGCAATGAATATTATCTTGTCGATGTTAAATCCTTTTGCCTTGTCAATGATACCATGCATTCCTTCCATGACTCTCTTAACAGCTATCTGTTGGTTGTAGTCCTCTCCAGTTTCAAATGAGCTACATAGCTTACCTATGTGTATATCAGCTGGATCAAATATCATGCAGTGTGGGTAGTTTACGTCCTTTCTAACGATCTTTGGGTACTTAGGTGACCACTTAGATATCTCTTCTATAAAGTCTGCCTTAAAGTCATCGTAAACGAACTCCTTGATGTTACTCTTAGATCTTATTGAGTAGTGCTCTCCCTTGTACCAGAAGTCACTGACCTTAGAAGGATCTAGTCCAACCTTCTCACACTCGTCTATAAGTGATGTTGACTTTCCGTCCTCCCATCCGCTAGACTTACCCTTACTTATTACACAGTTATGTATTGTCTTTCTAAACGAGTCACTGTACTCCATTCCTAGCTCCTTGGCTACCTCTCTGGCAATCTCTGTTTTATTAGTAACGCCAGAGTTGTATAACTCAATGGCTCTGATTTTGGCTTTCTCCATCATAAGATTTTTGTATGTCACTCAACGCTCGTTTAAGAGTTTTTATAATATGATCAACAGACTCACTATCCATCATCGCCTCGTATAGGTCGTTGCATAGGTCGTGAACTTCGTTCATTGTTGAGTTAATGTATGCAGTGTTTAGTTCCATAACTTTAAGTTTATGGACAAATATATTGTTTATTATTTAGATTATCAATTAAGTTCCGTATATTTTTGAACTAAATTTGTATGAGTCTATGTTAAATGTGTAAGAATATTCCTTAAAGTGATGAATATCTATGACAGACTTGACGAGTTTAAACAGCTGACGGTTTAGTGTGTCAGCTGGTATGGTTCCATCCTCGTTCAGTGTCATCGGGTACTGTTTACTAACGATTTTTCTTTTTATCCTCTTCTTTGACGCTACCACCGTAACATCTGCTATGTATACTGCTCTGGTCATATTCTGCTATGTATAAATCTATTACACGTTTTGTTTTCTCTAGGTCTTCTATAAACTGACCCTTCTTACGGCATCTTACAATCCGTTTAATTAAATCTTGTTCCCAAGAATTTAATCCTAACTTATGACCTATTAGATATAAACTTCCGTTAGAGTTGTCGTAGTGAGCGTCTTCTTCAACCACCTTGCAGTGGAACTCGTGTATGTGTCTAACGTCGTCACCAACAGTCACAAAGAACATGTGGTCATTCTTTTCTGTTACATCAAACTGTTCCCCAGTTCGTGTGCTATACCAATAGCCACCAGAACTTTTAATTACTTCTACCTTCATAAAATTCTTTTTCTGTTAAACTTAAGTCATCATAGCTGTACTCAGCTATGGTATAATCTTCACAATCATAATATGGCTCACTCTTGTGTCCGAAGCATATGCCGTCCTGAGAGTTCTCTCTCTTGGCGTACTCCTTAAATATCTTCTTTAATCTAGGGTATCCCATCTTAGAGTTCTTGTATATTTCAGACAGCTTTATTCCAGACTTAATCTGCTGGTATGCTAGCTTATCAGAATTCTTTTGTAGTACCGTCATGTGTGTATGTTTTACCGTAGTTGCCCTTCTTTATCTCGTTCATCCTGAACACTTGTAGTGGTCTAGGCTTCTTACCTAGCTGCTTGACCTCATAGAACTCTGCCATGCAGCCTGGCGGTAAAGCTAACAGATCTGGAATCCCAGGCTTATTAGTTACCGACAGCTTGATGACGTAGTAGCCCTCAGCCTCTAGCTTCTTAATTAACTTCGCTTGTATTACTGATTCTAACATTTAAATATCACGTTACACTTATCTAGGTTACTTATCAACTTAGATAGGTCGGCTAATCTAACAAAATTTAAGTTAGCATCCAAGACTTTTGCTGAATTAATTAAAATTTTTCCGTCAAGTAGCTCAAAATCATCCACTAATATGTTGTGCATCTTAGGTATCTCAAGGTCAAACGCCTTGATAAGTTCTTGAACGTTCGGGTCAGTTAGTATTTTCTTCATACCGTTCTTTAATTATTTGTTTAATCTCGTCCGACAGCTCGTCAAACTTTACCAAGTGATACTTGCCGTTCGGCTCCTTCTTGAACCAGTATGGCATGAACATGTACTCGTCCGTCTGGTTCATCACCTTGAATGACATACTACTGAGCCACTTCCTTACTGTTCTGCTAAGTTTTAATTCCATAGTCCTTCTTAAAAATATTAGTTGTGTACTTCTTCTTTGCTTTGACGACCTTGTATATCTTCTCCTCAATCCCTCCACGAGAGAAGATCCAGAAGACCTCGTTACTCAGTCTATCCATAGTAGTTAATCGGTCCTTCGCCTGGAAGTAAGACACAGCACTGTGCTGTATGTTATACATTACAAGGTAGTCGGCAGCCTTTAACGATATTCCCTCCCTTGAACTGACGACCTGACCGACGAAGTGCTTGTCTGTCGAATTGAACTCGTCTAGGTCGTTTGTCAAGTTTTCTGCGCCAAATACTTGACTTATCAGGTTAAGTTCTTCCTTGAATATATACATTATCGCTAGCTTACTACCAGCGAAGTGGTCCTTAATGAACTCAGCCTTAGATGTATCAAGTGTCATGCTGTTTCCACTCTCGAACTTACACGTACCACTCCATAGCTGGTGCATCTTCTGCATTAGCTTGGCTGCTGTGTCGGCTAGTATGACCTCCTCCTTCCCTTCGACCACCAGGTCCTTACATAGCTTGTCTACTATAGCAACTGTCAAGGGCTTCATGTCGACATATAGGACGGTCTCCTTGATCTCTGTCTCGAACCCAGCCTGAGACTGTGTGTACGTCAGCATGAGGTGAGCGATGTCTCCCATGATCTTTGTCTCTATCCCTGCTGAGTAGTCGTTATGAACGAACGACCCTATGCGCTTCTGTGTGATGTTTACGTAGTCGTGTGCCCACTTGTAGAAGTTAGGGTATCTACTCCATGGCGAACGGTATGACACCCAGAACTGATGGAACAGCTGACTGTATGACTCTGGACACATGGTCCCTGATAAGAATATCATCGGCTTGTCAGAGAATAACTTCTTGAATAACTTAATAGACGTACCAGGCTTATTTAGGGCACCATAGCGGTGATGTTCGTCATGTATGACTAAATCAAACCTTGACGGGTTGAGTATCTTGTGCATCGATTCATCGTTGATCACCGTTATGTTGAACTCATAACCGAAGTCGTTGTAGTCCTCAAGTATTCCATCTATAGCCTTCTTCTTAGTCAAGAACAGCACCTCCTTAAAGTCAAGGATGGATGCTACTTCCATTGCCGTTGCCGATTTTCCAGTTCTTACCTCCATGCTTAGGTACAGCATACCGAACTTATCAAGTATGACTGCACCGTTATCAGCTATGGTCTTTTGGTATGGTCTAAGAGTCTTCATACCTTTAGTTTTACTTGTTCTGCATGCTTGACATCGAAACGTATCATCTTACCGTTTGCTGCTCTCCACGTGTACGGCTTCGTGTTGTACATGAAGTCTCCCCACATGTCTATCCACTGGTAGAACTTCTTCTGAGGAAGGGTGAACTTTCCACGTGGACCGTAGTCGGTGTTCTGCTCTGTGAAGTCGTTATATAGGTCCTGAGCTGGACACTCGCTGAGAGCCTTCGTTCGTTGGTTAAAACCATCCCTAGCCCAGTCATAGAAGTCCATAGACGTTCGTGCAATGAAGCCACGCTCTCTCAGGTTCTTGAACGTCGACTTCATGAGTCCCTTGTTCAAATAAAGCTGTAGGTTTGAAATCATGTAGTTGTCGAACTTGTTCCATTCACAATCATTCCACTGTGTGAACAGCTGATGCCCAAACTCATGCTCTGGCGTGTGGTTCTTATGGTAGTGTTGTGCGAACTCTAGCTCCCACTTACGACGCTCGAACGAGTTACCGTCACCCTTGATGGCGTAGTTGGTCGTTATGACAATCTTTGGTGACCGCTCAAATGGTATGTGTATCTCGTCCTTATTCTTCTTCTCTAGGGTGATACCCTCGGTAATAATACTGAACAGCTTCTCAAAGTCAAAGTTCTTACTGACGTCATCAAAAACAAGCATCTGAGTGTCAGCGGATACACGCTGGTATGGGAAAGCCTTGGTGAAGCTGAACGCCTTACCGTCAATAATGACTGACTTCTTTAGGTGTCCAATAGAGCTAACGAATATACCCTTACCAGTACCTCCCTCTGGATTGTCTGAGATGACCTCGTCATTAATAATGACGGCAGGACTATAACTCGCAGGCTTGTGGCTGTGTAGAAGATACCCAGCCGTAGACTCGATTGACCTTATCCTCTCCTCGTCAGACCCTCCAATGTTGCTTATGAACTTCTTGAACACAGCGTCCGAGAAGTCCGCCTTCTTGAAGTTACGGTTGATCTTCTGCTTCTCCCATATGTATCCGTCGATGTCCATGTAGTCTATCGTCTCTATCTTGTCCTTTGTAACCTTGACCACACAGTTCTTGAAGTATAGGTGAGCCGTGTCAGCTGTGTCAGTCATTATGGCAGGCTTTATGGCATTAAGAAAAGACAAGTGGTCCTCCTTAAATAGCTTGGTCTTGTCGGCAAAGTAGTTGTATATGCTCTTGTCCTCTAGGCTATGTAAAGCCTTAAGGACCACATCCTTGATGGTATCGTCTGATGCGTCAGATATGATGTTGTTGTTTATCTGAACAAATACAAACGCTGATCCACCCTCGATATAAAACTTGTTGTATCCCATGCTCTCTAGGTACTCCTTGTATAGGTGATTGATATGTGTGATGGCTCCCTTAGAGTTCTTCGACCAGAACACACCTGGAGCGTCGTCCTCTTCGTTTGCAATAGACTCGACAACCTCGTGTGGAACCTGACTATTAAGTTTAACTAGCTCGTTAGTAGGAACACCCTTCTTAGCTAGAGTCTTGATGGCATCTATCTTTGTTGTATCCTCGTAGAACTTAGTGTTATGTGATGACTCGTTCTTATATGCTGACCGAAGTATCGTGAGTATTTCTTTCTCTTTTTCGCCCTCGTCGTATGACAGCATGACCGAGCGAGCGTCTGACTCAGGTATCCCAAACTCGTTAAGAGCTGACGCTAGGATGAATAGGTTGTTGTTCTTTGCTCCAGCAACCATACCAAACTCCTTCTCCCACCATATGATGAGCCGTCTTATTACCTCGTTGTCGTTGTCTAGCACGATGGTTGAGCGTGATGTCTTCTTCTCGAACACCTGGTGCTCCTCGACAAGTATCTTATCCCACGTGCTACTCTCCTTGTTGACGTATATGTCTGGGTCGTATGACTCGTAGCACACACGTGATATATCCTTGGTTGATGTGTCGAACTCTGGCACGTTGTAGTACTTCTGTAGTGATAGGAAGTAGTTGAGGTGGTTGTCTATGTCAGACGGGACCTTTATTAGTACCTTTATTCCGTCACCTGATGGGGACGTGAACACCGAGTAAGAGTACTCGTCGGCACACAGCGTGTCTCTGTAGTCTGTCATGGACCACTCGTCGGCAAATCCATCAAAGTCAATGCAGATAAATCCGCTGTGCTTCTGTATGGACTTCTTCTCCCTCTTCAAGAACTCTCCGCTAAAACAAATGGCTGGCAGTTTCTTTTTAATTTCGTTTCTCTTCGGCTTGTCGTCTGGGTGACTTCTAATCGCCTCGCACAAGTCCTTCGAGTTGCCGTTCTTAATTCGTTCGATAGCATAATCAACTGACCTATAGAATGGTTGAGACGTATCAGATAGTGACTTGAAGTATGTTATCATATGTTTAATGGTTAAAAAACCCACCGACGGTTAATCGGTGGGCTAAGTGATTGATTATTTAATTAGAATTTATCAAACAAGCCTGCAAAATAATATAATACAAGCTGTAAAGACATATAGGCAAGAGAATGAAGTACATTATACTTAGTATTCATTTCTTTTCCATGATTTGACCCATGAATAACAAACTTACCAAAAAGTAAGCAAATTAAAATTATAGTTGCTGTCATGTTACTAATTAAAACGGTAAGTCGTCGTCCTCTGCCTCAGTAGTGACCTCAGCAACAACCTTAACTGGCTTAGGCTTCGCTGGAGCATCTCCAATAGCCTCAACTCTGAACGCCTTTAACGTGTTGAAGTACTTAACGTCTCCAGTTGGACTAGTCCACTCACGACCTCTGATGTCGAACGACACCTCTACCTCTTGACCTTCCATGAAGCCATCAAGCATAGCCGTCTGGTCTTGCTGTAGCTCAAGAGAAATATCTTGAGGATACTTGTCGTCTGGGGTTGTTACTACCATTTCTCTCTTAGAGAACTTGTCTGACACTTGTTGTGTGTCCTTAATGACCTTGATGGTCCCTTGTAATTTAAACATATTTGTTTTTATTTAAGATTTCATTTCTATAAATGTCTGCGTACTTTCTTGCAGCAACTATCCTGATGTTAATGTGCTTGATGTCAGCGTCCGTCAGTTCTACCTTTGTCACAGTCACACGCATGTGGTCAGGGACGTCAGACATCACGTGAAGGCTGTCGTTCTCCCACTCAGGAACAAGTCCCTCAGGAGTATCAACTAGTGCATGGAACACCTCTCCAGTTCTCCATGAGTTATCACCCGTCATGCCGATGAGCATGTATAGGTAAGACTTGACCTGCCACTCGTACGTGCCGTTATACTCTGGTCGCTTAGGGAACGTCTTCTTGGTCCACGAGGACTTAGCATCCTTAACCATCTTAGTGTCCTTACACACGATGTCAGGGTGTCCTACCAAGCTGTTGTAAGATAGCTCTGCGTATTCATCTCCAGCAAGTAACTTCTTATGGTCGGTAAAGAACACACGATTGTACACCTCGATGGCTGCATCCTCAACGGTCGTGTCGGATCCCTTGTCCATCTCCTTGGTAGACACGTGGTCGTTGTAGTGGTACAGCTCCTTGTCTATGATACCCTCGATAAAGGTCTTGGCTCCTTGAGATAGTAGTATCTCCCCACGATTGTAGGCATCCAATCCTATTGTTAGAACCGTCAGTTCGTCGTGCATGTTAGACGTCAGCTCTAGCTTCTTCTTAGCCTTCTCGTCTGTCTCGTTGAGCCATGACGTGTGTCTCTCGTTCAGCTTAACAAACGTGCGCTGTTGTGCGTCCGTCAGCCCGTCCGTCCCTAAGAACAGAGGGGCAACCCCACTAGCCCTGAACTGCATCGTTCAGTTGTTTAAATTGTTCTTCAGTCACAGAGTACTTAGCTAGGATCTTATCTATTGGAGTTCCTCCAGAAGCAACTGACGCTAGTGCCCTTGGAAAGGCTTCATCAGAGATGAACTTCAAGCCCTCTACAACTGTAGGAGCTGGCTTTCTAGTTGAGAACCTTAGTGCGTCGACCATGCCCTCTGGTGACTTGACCTTCTCTACTCCTAGTACAACCGTCTTACCGATGAAGTCGTTCTCGTCGACAGACTCATACAACTTACTCAGTCGTTTGAAGTTAGTCACGTTACAGACCATCAGCTTGCTGTACTCCTTAAGTTTAACGAACACCTTCTTCTCAGTGCCCATTGATCCTACAAGAACGTCGTTCACGAACTTGTCTACTGTTACCTCCACCTGGAAGTACTTCTTGTTCTCATCGTCCCATAGGTCCCATGAGCCAAGGTGCTTGTCAGATTCTGCGAATCTTGAGCGATAGTGCGCCATTTATTTAATTTAATTGAGTTAGTGGTGAATACCCTCACCATTTTGGGGACTACAAAGATAGCAGATTATTCAATCTAATATCGTAATCGTAGTATTTGTTAATAAGTTTTTGATAGGATTCCAATAATGACTCTGCAAGTGACTCCTTGCCATTGAACAGTGCAAGGTCAGCCAAGTACTTGGTCTTATTAGCCTTACGTAGGTTCACTGATGCGTTAACGTCACAGCATCCAGCCTCCCAACCATGCGTTGAGAATACATTCAGTTGTTCGTCGGTCACCTCCTCGTAGTGGTCAGAGTTGGTCATCGTGTTCTTAACCTCGAACGATCCATCCTCGAATCGTTCTATCTTCACTCCGTAGTTAACGTACCACTCGCTGTTGTTTGTTGTACATATCGTGAAGTCTTTGTTGCTAGTTAAATCTTTCCAGGCTTTCATCTATCGTTTAGTTCTTTAATCTTGTTCTTAATGTCCAACCTATCGCTCTTTACGTTGGTCGGGTGCTCTGTGTGAAGAGACAGCTGATATGCAGCGTACTCGTCCATCAACTTGTAGATTCCCTTGCCGTTGACGGTGTCGCTACCGTACTTCATCTTAATAAACTCACTGGGTGTCTTCTCGTTCATCTTGTTTCTAATTTTATACCACGCATAATATATCGTGGACTGGTTTGCCTTGTAGTTGTACCTATCCTTTAGGTACTTCATAATCTTTGATGGTCCCTTGTATTGCTCGTAAGCCTTGTAGTAGACCACGTGCCGAGCGTGAGACTGTTCGTACGTTCTGTTCACAATCATAAAGATGTGGTGGTTGTCGCCTATTATCTGCTCAATACCCATACCAGTCCTTCTTACCACTCGGTGGGAACACCGTCCTACTCGTCTTAATCTCTCGGTTATCTAACTCGTCCGCCTGATCGAACGTCCGCTTACTCATCACTGCTAGCCATACCAGGGCTAGTATTACTACTACTAAAATTGTTATTATCATATGTTCTTAAATTAATTAACTGTTAAAAATAACATCTATCTATTATATTAGCTAAATGTAGGTTATAATATTAAAATAGGCATTATACAGCACTTTTTGATATTATATTACACATTTTGTGTAACACATTTTGTGTTATTCTTTCGTGTTTTTAAAGGTTTCATTGTAGTAGTTTTCTGATTCATCATTTTCTTTTAAGAATGGAATAAAATAAGTATCAGAATCTAAATCACCAGCATTGAAAGCATCTATAATCTGTTGCTTAAATAACTCATTAGCTTCTGCAACATCTGAGCTATGTAAGATTCCATTTTCTGCTAGTCTTTCTAATAGTAAATCTATTGGTGTCATAATGTTTTATTATTAAAAATATCATCTAAATAATCACTTCTAAAGGACATACCTCCTATTTCATCATCAGCTGGTGATTCAATTACATGGTCTTGTTTTATTTTAAAGTCTGGAAATACATCTTTAAATACAGCTACTGAATCACGCACAACAGACGGTGCGTATGTGTGTCTTCCATGTGCATATCTTGCAGCCATCCATATTATATCCTCAATAGCTGACTGTAGTTTTTTCTCATCTGATTTTTTCATAATTACCACTTTTTTTTATTTAGTAACTTACCATAATTCTTAGGAGTTTTATTAGGTTCTTTAACCTTAATTATTTTCTCTTCATCTTTTGGTTTATATCCTTCCTTTAAAGTCATTAAGATTATAGCTCTTCTTTTAGCTTCTTCTTTTTTTTCTTCATCTGTCATATTTTTCATAGTAAATCGGTTTTAATCCGTTTATGTGTGATTTTGTTTACACTAAGTGGTTTACTGTAATCTAGTATATTTATGAACTAATGCGCTTATTATTATCAAAACTACTGCTATTGCGCATATTATTATTGCTTTGCTCATATTAATTATGTTTATATGTTTCTATTAACTCTACCTCATACCCTAGGTGTTCTAAGATCCGTCTTACTATCGTTCCAACGTCCTGGTTATTTAAGTCAAGATCTACGTCATTCACAATCACCTCTGTTCCAAAATCTGTACAGCACCCATCCGCACAGTCGTACGTGTAGTCATTAATCTCTACCTTTACCTTCTTCATAACTTTTTAAATTTAGGACTACAGCCCATCAGGATCGTAAACCTGAACGACTGCTTTAAATAACTTCTGTTGATCTTGTACACCTTGATAGTGTCTGCAACTATATCCTCAAACACGTCCTGATCTATCTCGTAGTCTAAGAACGGTATAGCCTTCTGTCCTTGCTCGTTAACCGTCGCATTTTCCAACAGCTCGTCAAACGACGCTGGAGGTGTAGCGTTCGCATACAACTCTCTGTAGCAGTGCATTATAGCTTTATCTATGTTCTTCATCTCTTACTTATTTTAATTACCTTGTTAATATAATCTGGATCCTCTGCGTAGTTGTCAGACAAGTACTTTAGGTATTCCTTCTCAGTCTTTATATCCCTAAGGAACGCACTCTGAAATAGAGCATAATCTTGGACGCTGAGCAACCAGCTGTCGTAACGTCCGTGTCCACCATACTCGGTCTGTGCCGTTGTAGGTCGTGACATCGCCCTCTTCATTCCGAAAAGATTGTTGCTCTCTAGGAACCTAGTTGACCTAAAGTTTCCACTCTCAAGCACAGCCTGGGCATACACAATATCGGAAAACTTTATACCACACAACTTAATGTACTTGCGCAAGTTCTCAGGACTAAACTCGATGCCCTGAATCTTCACAATCATCTCGGATTCTACGTACCGTACCTTAGTCTTTACCTCGGTAGGTCTGAGAGATAGTAAGACCGTCAGACATACAAACAGTAGTGCCACTATAACAAGTGGTCTTAGATCGACTCTCACGTAGTCCATCTTTAAATTATCGAAACGAAATAACATAAGCTAAAGAATAAGTTAATAACTAGCGACATGGTACATATCGCACATATGATTTGATGCAACCAGTGTATCCTTACACTGGCTGTCGACCATACCATCAGTAATGCCGACAGTATGAATAAAATTGGGGATATCCACATAACTAAAATGGTAAGGTTTCTTTTACTGGTATTGCCTCCAGACATTCACGTAGTCTGGCTAACGAATAAAACTTACTGTTAATAATATAACCTATCGTGCTACCCTTTATCACCTGCTTGATTACCCGACCTGACTTCATGTTAACCAACAGCTTTGGATCCGTAGTAAACACATAGTTAGGTGCAAATTTTATACAGTACTTGCAATATAAATCTAAGGTAATACGCATAGTTTCGTGTTATTGAATGTTCTGTTAGCAAGTAGTTAGCAGAAAGCACTACCTCCGTATTCCAAAATCAGATTTTCGTAATTTACACATATGACCATAGGACTTATGATGAAATACAATTCCCTCAATATCTACTTTCTCCAAGTATTCCTTTAAGTTTTCAAATGTCATTGGGTTAATCAATCCTTGCAAAACTTTTGCTCCGTGTTTTACCAAATGATGTCCTTCTATTTTTTCGGGGTTGCCTTGTACTTTTTCACCAATCAATTCATAAGTACCATCTTCAACCGTGCCAAGTTCAGCAAGTGAATTAAATCCTTCAAAAAAGTATTTATCCTCGTTTTTATCGTGGCTACATTTTAACCAATGTGGATGATGTCCTGTTATTAAATCAGCTTCTTGACAAGGTATTGCACCATCAGGAACTTGTCTGCCTTTCTTCACATCGTATCTTTTGTAAAGTTCGCCATCAATTATAGCAGTTGCAGTTCCATCATACTTTCGTGTTGGTATTCCATCTGTAAACCCCCACTCATTTTCAGGGTTCACTTCATTGATTACTCTGCCCAAATCTTGTGGGTCTTTCTTAAATAATGTGCTAATTTTTTTCATTTGTATTTCAATTTAAAATTTGTACTAAATAAACCGTGCCATCTGCTAACAGCGGTTTTGTGCTATTTGCTTCATTAACATTTGTGGTAAATTGAAGCATTGTGCAAGGGGCAAACAGACACAAAGCCGCAAAACGTTATAAGTCATTTAAGGCTTCGGTATGTAATGTCTGATAGGGATGTCATTGTTCCCACTATCTTCCCACTTAATAATATAAAACTGTCCTTTCTCTGTATCGTAGTAAACGACATTATCCCTATCAGGTATCATTCCTTCTGGTAAATTTTGCATTTTCTTTGCCATAATTATTTAATTTAAAACGGCTTATAACAAGGTATATATGTTATACGCCAATGAAGTGTCGTACTTAATTTTAAAGTTAGTGGTTAGGCGTACAACACATATACCCAACCGTTATGCTCAAGTTTACTTACCTTTAGTTTTGGCAGTTCCGTATCTTTTGCAAAATCTTGTCCAAGCCCTTTCTGCTTTTTCTGTTTTTTCTTCAAGTAAGTTATAGTATGCCAAACCATAAGGCAATCCGTGGTCTTTCATTTCACGTTCTAAATACATACCGATAAATTTATCCTTCGTCATATTATTTTATTTATGTAAACCTAAGCATAACCACACCTTAGCGCAACTGAAAATGCGCCAAGTTGCAAAACGTTATAAGTCATTTATGTTTCACAATCATTAAAATAATTGGAGGGACACCACACCCCTCCAATCAACATTAACCAAACACACATGAAACATGTGGTGGCTAGGGCATGACTCGAACATGCGACCTATCGGCAAGACTGAATGTATATCCTCAGGTAATTACTCCATACTTTTTACTGCTCACCAATCGAGCTACCAACTGCTCTACCTAACCAATTATAGCCATCGTGCACAATACACGATGGCTTTAGTCTTGACGAAGACTTTTTGCTAGGGACGAATTGAACGCCCGTCATTCGTTGCCTAACCTATAAACAACACGCTCTCCCCACTGAGCTACTAGCTGACGGTTTAACCTACCGTCGGAGCTTACCTACACATTAAGAATCGGTGTGTCAAAGTCGTCGCTCAACAGAAGACCTCTGCCCTTAGTTAGTGACGAGTAAGACACAATGTTTATACCTATCTTTGAAAGTATCATCGATGCTTCGTTCAGCATGTCATCACTAAAAATAACAAAAGCTCTACGTTTACCGTTAGACTGGTCTGTTATCCTGCCAAAATTGGGTGACATCTGCTTCACAACGAACGCCCTCAACTTAGGCATGACTATCAGCACGTCGAAGTTCTCTAGCTGAACAGCCCACGTGAAGTACCCGTTCGTTGCATAGAATATACCTCCACCCATGTCGTCCGTTATCCTGACCTTCTCGTTGAGGAAGAACTGATGCCCTCCCAACTGGTTTCTTATTATTACCTCGTCTCCTACATTCATACCTTCTTTATTAAATAATTAAACGTCGGCAGGACTACCACAAGTCCTAACCAAAAAATTGGTGATGAATACACGACGCCAAATATAATCGAAATATTCATCAAAAACACTATAAAAATATACTTTATCATAACTGCCTGAGTTTAAGGTCGCTGTCGCAGAATGTCGTGAACTTCGTTTAAGTAACATAGGTTAACGTATTGACAGTCAACGAATAATGACTGTGAATGTCGCTGTGTCGCAAAATAGGTCAAAAAGTTTTTAAATTTTTTATTGAGTCCTATTACAATAATAGGACTCAATACTACTTTTTTTATTTTTATTTCTCTTCTTACTACACAGCAACACTAAAAAGAGAAAGAAGTAGATAAACAAAGGGATTGAGGCACTTTTCTAGCGACATTCTAGCGACACACAGCGACACTAATCACCAATTTGCGACATTAGTTATGCAAAAATTCGTCCCAACGTATGCCGTCATCCAGTCAGCCTCGCTCAGATAAAACGTCTTAACATTTCCACTACAGTCGTTCTTTATGTCAACCGAATAGTTCGACGCACTGTCGTTCATTATTATTCCACAGTTACACGTGTTGTTCGGTGTGACCTCTTCTTTCTTGCACCCCATCAGTCCGACCGATAGGATTACTATACTTAATAACTTTCTCATAGCTTGTTTATATTCATAGTTCGTACTCTATACATGAACTCCCTTGCCTCTGTATACATCTTGTCCGATATAATGTTGTCTCGCAACATCACGTCGTTCATTCTTTGGGCATACTCTATGCCTCCCATCCTAATGTTCTTCTTTACACTCTTCATAGTCCTAGTTTTATTATTAGTTCGTCACATATCTTGTGCATCAGATCCGTCCTCTTCTTGTTATAGAAGTTGATCAACTCTGCGTTATCTTCTGTGTTCTCCTTCAGACGTGCTATCAGTCTGTCTATCTCTCGTAAGTTCATAGCTCCGTAGTTTTATCGTTGTCAATACTATAGTATGCCCTCTGTCCGTTCTCTACTGCGATGCGCAAGGCGTCGTGCTCGTTGTCGTACACCCTTGAGATGTCCAAGAACAGCTCACCGTCGTCTATCCATCCGCCTAAGAAGTTCTCAGGGTTGTTCAGCTCAAATCCGTTCTTCTTGATGAACTCTGATACGGCATACGTCGTGATTATCTGCTTGGTAACGTCGTCACCAAAGATTGGAGTTATGTCCTCAAATCCTCTCTCTGATACCACAAAGCCAGTCGTAGGACTAGTGCCCGTTACCAAGTTAAATGTTGCCCCACCGTTCTCAACGATGGACGCAACGAAGTCGTGTAAGTTTTTCATTCTATTGTTGTTTGATTATATTTTAAACCGAATATTCTCTCTTTAGCTTCTTCCAACTGTTCTTCAGTATGAATGATTGTGATATTGTCAGGGTTATCATCATCTCCTGAATTAAAATAAGTACCAATACGCTCATTTAAATCTTCACTACCATCTACTCGTGGATAGAAAATAAGTTGCATACACTCGTCATAGTCTAACTGAACGTGTAAGTAGTTTGGGTGATTATCGTCTCCATTGAAACTAATCTTTACCCACTCTTCAACGTCTTGGAAGAAGTACTCTGTAACTGTGTCACCGTAAGACACTAGTAACTGTCTGTTGTAAGGATTATAAATTGCCTTAAATTCTGGATTTGCTTTCATCTCTTTTAATTTAAATAAATGTCCTCAATTGCTATGTCTATAACACTACGCTCCGAGTAGTGTGTCACCGTGTAATAACTAACGCCCATCCGTTTTAAGTAGCTGTGAATCTCCATAGCTCTCATCTCGTCTGTCTTTCCTTCTAACTCTTGTAACACCCACTCCTCTGAGGTTCCGTAAGGTCTTACTGCACACATAAATCTGCTCATCACTTTAATTTTTTAGATAAATAATCTACCGATAACAAGAACACCATGAACCACATGGCGTACTTCAATACAAAGATAAACACTATCATGACTTCACGATGTTATAGTGAACACTACTGAACGTCTTATGATTGTGAAAAGAGTAGGCACACTTGAACATGAATGCTACCTTACATTCATGCGCTGTGCCAGTAAACACCACGTGAGGAACGTTGTCCCCACGTGTGTCTGTTGCTGTTAAATTGAATGTCTCTTCCATAACTCCTAGTTGTTATAATATTCATACTCAAATCTCTCTCTAATCTCTCTACCGTACGCAGTATCAAATCCGTACGATGTAGCTCCTAATATTGCGTCAGTCCGCTCGATGATGTAATGGAACAGACTCTTCTTGTCTAGCTTGAATACCTTAGATGTTGATATTATAGCATAGTACATTCTATAGATGTCGTGCTTCATTGGTCCATAGTTGCTAGTGATGTAGTCAATTATGTATTTCTTGCTTATTGTGTTCTTCATGGTGTGTGTTTTAATTGATTAAGACAGCACAATCTCTTGTGCCGTTTCGCTTATCTAAAGCTCGTCAGTTAATCTCTTCCTATCTCCTCGTCGAGTAAACTACTCTTGAATCGCTCGAGCGCAATCTCTGCGTCTCTTACTGTAGTTCGAACGCCCTTAATGTCGCTCGGCTGTCCCAAGTTAATAATCTGCTGTAACCTCTCTCTTAAGGTTAACTGTCTTATCGCTCCATCTACCTTAGTGAAGCCTACGCTGTCGTGAATCTTTCCGTTCATAATTATTGATTTTTTAAAAGTTCTTCAATTTGTTCTACAGTCTCTTTTACATATAAAATAAGACCTGATGACATGTGTATAGTGGTTATATAATAAACTAAGGATGCCGACCTACTGTTGTTAACCTGAATAGATACACTCTCGATGTGTGACTCATTTATTAGTATTGGCAATTTACTGTAATGCGATGTTAATTTTATCATAATTTCTAGTTTTTAGTCATTCCTATTAATTTCCATCCGAACTCTCGCTCCATCTTGTCGATGAAGTTGTCCCGATGTTTCTCGCTGTTGAACGTCTTACTGAAGTTCTTGTACAAGCCGTTTGAGGTCTTAAATTGAAGTTCAAATTTCATAAATGTCCACCGTTATTATCTGTTTCATCTGTCCATTCATAGTCAGTTTCTCCGTCTATCAAATCAGCAATTTCAATCGCATCCTCTAAACGTTTATCTATTTCTTTATCACTAACTAAAAAATCTATATCTAATTCTCCGTCTTCAACTTCTACATCTATAAATGTTTCTTTAAAATAACTTCTTGATATTCTAATTTGTATCGTTTTCATAATTTCTAATTTTTATACGTTAATTACTTAATCTATCTTCTTAAGGTATTGTTTTGATATGAGACCATTCAATCACCCCTAAGGGTGACCGATTATCTCCAGTCTCTTACTAATCTCTTGCGCTCTCTTACTAGTACGCCTTCTTGAAAGTATCCGATTACCTCGAACTTCCCCTCAATTCTAATGATTTTTACGCTCATGGTGTGGTGGTGTTTGGTGGTTAATTACTATAAATATTTCTCAGCATCAAACTTGTCTATTGTTGCCCAAAATTCAACTTCTTTGCCGTTATCCTTGTAAACAAGTCCGATTCCATTCAACAACTGACTAGCTGATATATTTGTTTTCTGTCCTAAAAGAATACATAACTCTTTCTTTGTTGACTTGTAGTTACTTGATAAATGAGTACCAAACTTTAAATAAGTAATGGTGTCAAGTAGTAACGCTTTTAATGATAATTCATTCATGGTCGTTATTTTTAATTGGTTAGCTTTCGTTCTTTTGAACTCATCAGTACAGACACACATCTGTATAGCCTTTTTTCGATGCTTGGTTTTTATCCTCCATTACTCGATTACTTCCGTCAGCTCTCGCTTTCTCCATGTAACTTGTGCACCTATTCAATCTACTTAGGCAAGACTTTGAGTATTTGTTGTTGTCCCTTACAATACTATCAATGGGTTCAGAGATTACGCTCCTTCGTATAGTGTAGCTCGATTGCTAACACATTTCAAATCTAGTCATTCACTTTCGCTTATCTTCACCAATTGTGATGAACGGTTTAAAATCCTGATGAACGGTTTTACTCGCTAGTTGCTTAAGACTGGGGCTTCCGTCATGCCTTAAGGTTTCACACTTCAAACTAAATAATCATACTACCGAGGTGTAACGTATTATTTATTGTTCTTTTGTTATAACTGATGTCTTTGGGGTCTTACTGCCTCAACATCGCATTGGATAATCGTTCTAAGTAGAGGTGTCTCGGTGGTTAATACTTTCACTAGCTCTGTCGCATACGCTGACTAGACTAACCATCTCCTAACGCTAACTCCCTATCCCGTGTCGCTTGTTATATATAAAGGATTTCAAAAACTAAGTAAGCTCGTTTGCTTGACTGAAACAAACATACGGAGGTTCTTTTGATTGACAATACTTTTTTTTGATATAAGTTTAAAAATACGTATAACTACGTAGATCGATCTAAGTAGAACTACGTAGCCCACCAAGTACCAATAACGCTACAACTCAGTCACAGCAACGATTGACAGATATAACAACAGACAGACAGATAAACTCACATTTAATGTGGGGAGATGGGGAGGTGATGTTATTCCATGCCTAAACACGCATAAACAAAGGGATGTAGCGCATTCGTCCCAAGAATATAAGAAACACACACGCACGTATGCGCACACGTACACACGTACGTATGGATTCACTAACAGACTGACAGACAGTGCGATAGGTTGACTTGTCCTATAAGGTATATTATGTAAAATAGAACTTACATCGCTGAACAACAGACAGTTAGTCAGTCAGACGAACGGTAGGTCAATAGGTCGTAACATGATACCTACAGCACAACGGAACCACCATACAACGTGACTGTAGCTAGGTAGGACTGCACCCCACACAAAAAGCTAGAAAATCTGACGGAAAGACTGGAAATCAGCACCCCCCATGCTGTTTGTAATCCGTTTTCCTATGCGTCGACTCTACCTGAAACGTATATATTATATAAACACTCCGCATATATGATATTAAAAAAAATCATTATATTTGTATATCATCTGAGTGGACGCAGAATGTAAGACATTATAAAACCCTTTAGGAAGTAAGCACGTCCACGCTGAACCCTAGAGGGTATTTTTTTATCATGAAAATTAAGAGATGTACTAAATGCAAAGAGTTGCTTGAAATATCTTGCTTTTACAAAAAAGGCAAAAAAAATAATGGAGACATAAGATTTAGAAGTGACTGTAAAGAATGTTTTCTAAAGAATATAAATAAATTAGAAAGGTGTAAATATGCTAAAAAATACGTAATTGAGAATAGGGAAAAACATATTCAAGCACAGAAAAATTATCGAGAGAATAACTATGATAAAATATCTGAATATAATAAAAAAAATAAAGACGCAGCATTAAAAAGAAATAAAAAACACTATCAAAAATATAAATCAAATGAACTATATATACTTAAACGAAGATTGAGAGATAGTATTAGAAGATGTTTTAAATACATAGGTACAGTAAAAAATAGAAGATCCGAAGAAATACTTGGGTGTAGCATTGAATTTTTTAAAGAATATATAGAATCAAAATTTACAGATGGAATGAATTGGAATAATAATATTTATTACGGGTGGCATTTAGATCACATAATACCATTGGATAGTGCTAAAATTGAAGAAGATGTAATAAGATTAAGTCACTACACAAACTTCCAGCCGTTATGGGCGATAGATAATTTAAAGAAAAGTAATAAACTCCCCCCAAATATATAACATTTTTCTGCACAGTATTACTTCTAATTTGTGCAATATAAAGCACTTAATCGGTTATTTTCCGATCATCTATACTTAATTAAGCAAGATAGTGCGTCATAATGCACTAATACTAATATTTTCATTAACTTTGCTCTATGAGAAAGAACAAGACAAAGACAAGCAGCACTGTCACCAGGGGTGTTGACGGCAAGGAGAACGCAGCGAGGGAGACTGTCAAGGTAGTCAAGCGATCGAACGGGTTGGTAAAGAAGACGGTTGTAAAGGGTGTCGGCATAGGCGACTCTGTGTTGGGAAGGTATAAAGAAGTGAAGAGATATAAAAAATAATCATTACCTTTGCAGGGTATACAAACTAAAAAAATAACGTTATGGCATTTACACAAAGAAACATGGCTGCTGGTAATCCTCCAAAGAAGGGTACTATGATTAGCACTATGGAAACTATTCCAGCATTCAAGAAGATTAACACACCAGTTAAGAAGACTGTTGCTCAATCTAAATCTGTATCTTCTACACCAGTAAAGAAGACAACTGCAAGTAAACCAGCAGTAAAGACTTTACCTGAGGTAACTGTTACAGCTAAGAAGACATCTAAGGTTACTACATTGCCAGAGATTAAGATCACTGCTAAGAAGAAATTTTCAGAGCCTTATAAGTACTTTGTAGGAAAAGAAGTTGGCGGTAAGACTGAGATGGTTAGCAAGGCACAATACGAAGCTCACAAGGGAGTAAAGACTAGAATGCAGACTGACGCAAGTGGTAATCCAGTAGAAGGTGGATCAGGAGGTAAGACTTATACTAACTACACAGTTAGAAAGACAACAAAGAAGTTGTAACTACCGTTCAACCTAAATTATTAACCGTCCATCACATTAAGCTGATTGGACGGTTTTTTTATGCTTATATTTAAGGTATGCAACGAAGCATAAACTTAAAACTAATAAAGATGAGAACAGTAATTTTAACAGTAGCAATGACAATCGGAATGATGTTCACTACGACGGCACAAGTTGAAAGATATAATCCAGCTACATACACACCAAGTGTTATGGATGAACCACAGAGAGAATGGTACGAGCTTGATGAAAAAGGTTACGAGGGAGTTCAGTACATGACATCGGACGATAAATTCATTAACGAGTACTTAAGAGAGTTATTAAAGACGGACGCACAAAACTATAATAGACCAAGTATTGGCGAGCACTCAAATATTTTAGAGGACGAGATTGTATGGTTCTATGAAATGGATGGAGTTCAGTATGCGGTTAGCTACATTAAACATTATGGAGAATCTACAATTTCGAGACAGATTTTAGACTAGCCGAATGTTTGTCGGATAATTATTTCGGCTCTATTTTTTGCTCAAAAACTGATTTTTCGCAAAATTCAACCAAAATCGTGTAGGTAAATGTCGCAGAATGTCGCAAAAATGTCGCAAAAAAATCAGCTAGATCCTTACTACCACTACTCTTTCTTTCTTTTAGTGTTGCTGTGTAGGAAAAAAGAAGAAATATAATTTGAAAAAAAAAGTAGCCTATATAAAGGGGGTGCAATAAGAATAATTGCACCCTCACAATAAAAAAAAAAAAAAAATTTCGTCGGAGACGCTCCAGCGACACTAAAAACAGATAAACAATTAATAATCAGAGCGTTAAGCCGAAATCTAGCAGCATTTTTGCGACACTACAGCAGCATTTTGCAGCACAGTTGCGACACAATGTAGGCAGGACGGGGGTTACAGCGACATTTAACTTAAACCATGGTCAGTTTTGTAGAACGGATGATAATAGAGCAAGACAACATGAATGGATTAAAACATCAACTTCATTTGTCAGATCTAAGAATAAAGAAGTACCTTCGGGCGGACGAGTTTGAAGCCGTCGAGAGGGAGGAGTATAACAGACAATTAATTTTAAAAAAAATCGAGGATGAAGAGAGTACTGTATAATGCAATTAGGACACCAGACGGGACGGTCATCGTTTCGACTAACAGACACGACTTTGTTTCGCACAAAGATGCGAACGGTCGGTACTACGCTGTGGACGGTGGGAGTGATTATTCAAGGAGGGTCTTCGACGATATGGACTACACAGATATCTCGGTGTACGACGACGGTGAGTGGTCGACACGACGGGAGTACCTTAGGTGGGGTCGTAACTACGACAAGGACATGAATAGGTTATTGGAGACTGAGTGGATCTTGATAAAGGACTTGGCTACGGACCACATCGAGGCGATACTTGACGGAGGGTTCTGTAATGATGAGATGTACCTGGAGACGTTTAACGAAGAACTAAAGAACAGATGACTAAAGGACAATCAGTCGTATGTATCGACGACAGCATCAAGGCTGACCAGCTGATGTTCGTTTCGAAGGCATACAGAACATGGGTTAAAAAAGACAGCATGTACACCATTCGGGAGGTGTTAGACAACGACGGTATAGTGACGGGTTTATTATTGGACGAGATACGTAACGGAGCCATCCCCCAACCGTTGCTTGGAGGTCGTTGGCAGGAGCCAGCGTTCCGAGTGTCACGCTTTGCACCGATGGAGGTGAGCTACGAGTACATGTACAAAGAAAACTACGACGTATGTTCAGTTTGAGGGACGAGTTTAGGAGCTACATAGTAAGGATAATTGAAGATGATGACGCATCACAAGTTCTGTCTGACTCGTTGAAGGCTTTCAAGGAAACACGTTCTCCGTCAGAGTTCGTATTTTTAATGTCCAGGTTCGGTAGCTTTGAATCAATTGAAGACTGCGTCACTAGTCACATCAACCAGGAGTCCGACAGAAAGTCAGCACACGACATCCATCGGTCTGAGCTGTGGCGCAGGGCGGTGATATCTGCCACGGATGTCAAGCACTCGGACCCGATGTTGTTTGCAGATAAAGTTTTATCGCACTACGACGAGAAGTTTAATATAAAATAACTATATTCGCATAAAATTAAATTAAATGATAGTAAAACAATTATTCTTTGACGAGGAAGGTCGTCAGAAGTTAAAGGACGGAATACGCAAGATCGACCAGGCGGTAGGATCAACCCTAGGACCGATGGGCAACACGGTTCTTATGGAGTCGGAACTCCACACTGGAGGCATAACAATAACGAAGGACGGTGTGTCCGTCGCAAAGGGAATTAATCTATTCGACCCAGTTGAGAACTTAGCGGTGCAGCTAGTCCGTCAGGCAGCCTCACAGACAGCTACTATGGCAGGTGATGGCACTACGACCTCTGTGGTTCTCACTGGAGCGATTATTAACGCAGCTGACGAGGAGATCGACGAGCTAACCAACACGACGGAGGTAATAAGACACATAAACGACATCGCAGAGAAGATGGACGCACAGTTGGTCAAGATGTCTAAGCCAGTGAGTGGCAAAAGACTTTTAGACGTTGCTACCATCTCGGCTAACAACGACGCAAGGTTGGGTGCTATTATCGCTGACACGTACAGCAAGGTGTCACACGTAACCGTTGAGAACAGTCGAACGACCAAGACACACACAGAGATTGTTAACGGCATCAAGGTAGACAGAGGCTTCACTAGTAGGTTCTTTGTGAACGACGTTCGTAAGAACGAGTGCGTGTTGAATAACCCGTACGTTCTTATCACCAACCAGGAGATCACTAACTTGGAGCACATGATCGCCATCTTGGGACCAATCATCGAGAGAGGAGAGTCTTTGTTGATTATCGGTCAGATGAACTTACAGACGATACAGACGTTGAACAAGAACGTGTACGAGGGCAGAATCAAGGCTGCTAACATCATACCTCCGAGCATGGGTTACCGTCAGGACGAGTTGATGACCGACTTGGCTATTGCGCTGGGTGGTAAGTACTACTCTGCAACAACTGGTGACAACGTTGCCAACGTGGACTTTGCTGGGTTGGGACGTGCGTCAAAGGTGATCGTAGGACAGTCAAAGACGATCATCATACCGTCAGAAGAAGTTAACGAGAACCTTGACACGCATTTTAAAGCCCTC